GATCTCATACTCACGGATAGAGGAGGCTGTTACCTCTTGATCCGTTAGAGTAAGATCCTCTGTTGTTACAAAAGGAAATAAACTCATTTACGCCTCCACCACCCTTGCTATGATTACATACTTGTTATTATCATTAAGTTTCTGTACCAGCACCATATCCCCAGCCTTAAGCCCATCTGTATAGGTTATCTGGCTTTGTTTCCATACCCTAGTATCTGGATCTGGGTTATCCTTACTGGCAAAACCATTACTCTGTGTAGTATCCACAGATACTCCAGATACATAAGGAACTTTTATTTGTCTGGTATACCCTGCTACTAAATAATCTGCTATATACAGATCCTCAGCATTGAGTACCAGATCATCTATCTTTACACTGTTAGAGCTTTGCATTACTCCTATCTGGGCTAAGGTAGGATTATCTTTAGCTCCCTGTGATCGCATCATCTCTAGCACTTCTGCATATTGATGATCGTTTTTCATGTTATCCCCAGTACCAGCCATGCTATCCCTCCTTAGTATCCATCATTTGTTTTAGAGTTACTGTTAAGCTCATGGTAGCTACTCCATTTTGCCATGTGTGAGTATCTGCATCTATCCACACTACACCGCTGAGCCCTGTAGAGCTATCTCTCACTACCGCCCCTGCTCCTGTTACTGCCTCATTGAGGTTTACACATTCCAGAGTAAAGGTTTTCTCAACCGTCTTAAACATACTCTTAGCTGTGGTAGTAACATCCTTGCCCTCCTCTTTAGTGTAAGTCTGCTGGAATATACCGTACTTTTTCACATCTGCATCATTTTGTACTACTCCCTGTGGTTTACCCTCTCCGTCATAAATACGAACCTTATTAACCATGTTAGTAATGCTCTCTTTATAGTTGGAGCTGGTAATATTGCTATCCTCTGTGATCTCAATACTGCATACCACCTTACCCATTTCCTCTACATTGAGGTAGCCTTTTTTAGCTACCACCCTGTAGCTTACTCCGTTCTGTTGATATGCCTGTGTATAGGCTCTCATAATAATCTCATAGATAGATACATTCTGTACTATGAGTTTCTGTGTTAGCCCTGTCTGAGCTAAGGAGCCTACAGGGATCTCCATATCATCACACACCATCTGAGTTATCGCCTCCGCTGTTTTAGAGCTAAAATTGTAAGTGGCGTTACTCTTGATGGTATAGAAAAGAAGATCATAACAGGTATAAGTAACTGTACCTGTGGTACTACTTGCCTCCCTCTCTACTACATAGCCTCTAAAAAGCTCCGTTTTTCCATCATCCTCAAATAGATAAACAGGATCCGCTAAGTTGATGGTAAGAGGAGTAATATTTTTATCTAAAGGAGCGTTTACAATGTGTAGCTCTAACTTTCTGGCTACCTCTGTTCTGCTACCGCCCCAGCTCATAGAGGATACATACTCTGTTATGTCTGTATTCTTATGCACTACTATCACTCTTTACCACCTCCTAAGGAATCGTTAATACTTGATTAGGATAGATAAGATTAGGATTTTTTATCTTATCCCTGTTAGCATTATAGATCTTAGTGTACTGAGCTCCACTACCGTAAAACTGTTTAGCTATTTTCCAGAGGCAATCTCCACGCTTTACCGTGTAGGTTCTGGCTGTATTAGTAGCCTGTGGCTTTGTAGCCCTTACGGTAGGCTTTACAGTAGCTATAGTAACGGTAGCTCTCTTTGTCTTTATCTTTTTGTACTCCTTTATATTACAGGTATAATAAATATCTCCTGTAGCATCCTGCTCTCCCCACACAAAGCTCTCTACTGTAGCCTCCATGTTAAGAGTGCCTGTAATGATAACCCTAATAGGAGTACCAGACTTTCTCCAGCTCTCGATCTTCTCTACATAAGTTAAGGGCTGTTTACGCCCTGCATTATTGCTAAAGTTATAATCTTTTGCTGGAAAAAAAGACTTAAGAGAGATCTCTCTTAAGCCTGTGTTACCGATAAGGTTTACATCTCCTACCTGTATTACATTTACTACCGTATTTTTGTGTGATACGGATACCGTGTAATCGGATGGTTTTACAGGTAATTGAAACTTATCCTTATTCTGTTGTAACCAAAACTCCAAAGTGATCCCTCCTCTCTTAAGTCATGTTAGGTAACAACTTTTTGAATTTTGCCACCATATCAGAAACAACCTTATCTGTATCTGCCTCTTTCTCAATGATTACCGTATCCGCCAATTTTTCAATCGTTACGGATCCAATACCACCGCTCTTAGGTAGATCGCTATCCTGTGGATTTCCTGTACCTCCTGTACCTCCGTTATTGTCCTGTGGATCATCTGGATCCCTGTCTATAGGTGTAACATCCTTAAGCTGTACACCTCTGGTACTCATCCGCCTCTTATATTGATCTGCTTGATTTCTGGTTAAGACTTTCTCTCCTTGATGGAGGATAGCTGGGTAATTATCGTATGGTACTCTGTCTTTACCATAGGCAAAACCTAAAGCACTCTTAACCTTGCCTCCGATACCTCCTACAAACTCCTTAGCCTTGCTGATCGCTCCACCAACTTTATCTACAAAACCGCTAATAGCATCTATCGCTCCGCTTATTACACTTGTTACGGTTCCTATCGCTGTAGATACAGCACTGGAGATACCACCGAAAATAGTGGATACCGCATCAAACAAGCCTTGAAATACACTCTTAATGGTTTCTACGATAGTGGTAATCGTAGAGCTTGCACTATCGAAAAATCCACAGATACTACCCCAGATCTGAGAGATGTACGGAGCTAAGAAATTGAATACCGTTTCAATTCCTGTAAGTAGCCCATCCACCACCGTAAGGATCACATCTACTACCGCACTGATTATAGGGGCTAAGGTCTGCCATACAGTAGATACTACTGTTACTACTACAGATACAATAGTCTGGAATAATCCCATGTGATTACCGATCATGGTAAGTACTTGCTGGATCACATTTCCCACAAAAGTAAAGATAGAGCTCAATGTAGGCATAATAGCTACAATCGCACCTACCACTACTGTAATGATCTGTTGGATCACTGGCATAGCTGTTACGATGATATTAGTAATAGTCTGGATCACTGGCACGATATAAGGAATGATCTGAGATACACCGCTCATAATCGTACTAATTACCTGCCCTACTACAGGAGCTATCTGTTGTACCGCTGAGATAATCGGAGGGATGATAGGTAAGATCGTATTGATCGCCTGTACTATTCCATCCTTAAGCCCAGAGAACATACTAGCAATACCGCCACCGTCTACCTTTACATTAAAAAGCTGATCGAAAATAGCTTGTAATGCTCCAGTATCAATACCGATATTACCCAGCCCTGTAAAGATTGCATCCTTGATAGATGTAAGGAGTGGTAATACATTTTCCTTAATCTGAGGAGCTACCTTTTCTACCGCTGTTCCTATTGCTGTAGGCAAATTGCTAAAAATCGTCTGGAGCATCGGTATAAAGTTACCAAAGAAAAAGGTACTTGCACTCTCTACCAACTCTCCCATACTTCTAGCTACTGCCTCTCCATCCCCTATAGATAAATTACCTAAGAGGTTAGTAACTGAGGCTTTCATCATCGCAAAAGATCCGCTAAAGGTTTGCTCTGCCTCTCTTGCTGTGGTTCCTGTGATATTTAATTTATCCTGTATTACTCCGATAGCTGTATATACATCCGCTAAGTTGTTTATATCGTACTTAGTACCAGTGATAGCCTGTGCATCCTTAAGGAGCCTATCCATCTCCTCCTTAGTACCACCATAACCCAGCTTAAGGTTATCTAGCATCGTGTAATTTTGCTTTGCAAAGCCTTGATAAGCGTTCTGGATGGATCCCATATCAGTACCCATCTTGTTAGCGTTATCCGCCATATCTACCATAGCTTTGTTAGCAATCTCAGCGGATTTATTTGTATCTCCTGCACACGCACTCAAAAGAGAGGCACTAAATGAGGTAACATTTTCCATGTACTCATTAGCGGATAAGCCTGTAGTTTTATACGCTTGATTAGCGTACTGTAACATCTTATCTACCGCTGAGGTATCTGTACTACCATCACTATTAGTCTTTGTGTACAGCGTTTCAATACCGCCTATACTTTGCTGTAGTTTAGCTCCCTCTCCTAAGGATTTACCCATAAGAGCTGTAGCTCCTGCTCCTGCAATTCCTACAGCGATTGTTACGCCTTTTGCAAGGCTCTTAAGTGTACTACCGATCTTACCCAGTACAGCACTAGCTCCATCCTTTACCGCTACCATAGCCTTTACAGACATATTACCGATGGATTTTAAGCTACTGCCTATACCGTGGAGGATCTTACTAGCACCGTCTTTTACTGCTATCAAAGGCTTAGCTACTACCTTACCTACGGATTTCAGTACACCGCCTACCTTACCCAGAGGAGCACTTGCTTTATCCCTCAGAGTAACAAAAGGCTTAGCTACTGTTTTCCCTACAGATTTTAGGGAGTTTCTAACCTTTGTGATCCCTCTAGTGGCTCCATCCTTAATAGATATAAAAGGCTTAGCCACCAGCTTTCCTACTGTTCGTACACCTACCCTTATTTTATTTAATCCAGATGTAGCTCTATCGTGGATCCCTACCGCTACAGAGGTAACTCTATCTCGTAGCCCACCTAAGGTATTTTTGATTTTAGCTAAGCCCTGTGAGGCTAAATCTCTGATCTTTACAATCGGAGTAAAAGTAGTGGCTATCTCTTTAAGCCTCTGCTTAATCTTTCCTACTGTACTAACCGTGAGATCCTTTAGCTTAATCACTGGAGAGAATACCTTTTTAGTAAGATCCTTGATCCTCTGGGTTATTCTCTCTACCTTTTCTGTGGCTTGATCGTTTACCTCCACTCTGGTTAATGCTCTCACATTTCCCAGCCTGTGTACTCTACTCTCTACCTCATTGATAGTAGGAGAGGCATTATCCTCTACCTCCACATCTGGAGTAGCTGTGGTAGTATTGACGGTATCTAAGGTATCCTGTATAGCACCAATAACCCCAGAGGCGTTATCCTGTAAGGATACCTCTGGGGATACTGTTGTATTGCCTACATTCTCTACAGTTTGTCTAACGCTCTCTACAACTCCAGAGGCGTTATCCGTAGCATTGATAGTAGCATTAACCCTTGTACGCCCCATCTGTTGCATACTCGCATTAGTTTTATCTACCTGCTCCGAAAATTCACGCTGTAAACCTAGATTTTTCTTAAGGGTAGCATACATATTATCTTTCAAATAAAGTTTTGCACCAAACTCTACCGCCATATATGCCACCTCCTCTATGTGAGTAGATTGATATTGTACATAACACTCTTACTCTTATCTGCCCTCTCCAGCTCTTTGTTATTATCATCTCTCTCCTGCTCATAAAAAGCCTGTAATACTAAGAGCTCGCCTCTAGGCAATTTGTAAAATACAGATGGGAGTACTCTACCGTGTTTCCAGTAGTAGTACATCATCTGGGTAAGCCCATCTGTACTTATGAGTTTTTTACTTCTTTAACCGCATTATCTCCGAAACCTGCCAGCTCAGAGATCTCTCCGTAAATCTTAGCGATCTCTCCAGAAAGTAAGATCGCTCTTACCAGATCCTTAGGAGTAGATACCTTAAACTTACTCATAAGCTCCTTGTTTTTGAACATCGGAGCACCTGTAGCATCTACTACACCCTCAATTACTGTAAAGAGCTGGAGCTGGGTAATATCAATATCCGCATCCTTGCCCTTTACATCAATGCTCATATCCTGTATCTCCTCAAACTTAGCTGGAGTAATAGCCTTAATAGTGAGGATAAACGGAGCACCGTATACCTGTGATAATCTGGTAATCTCTACCTCCTTAGTAGGGAGCTTAATCTCTCCTACATCTGATCCTAAGAGGAGATCTAAGATATTAACCGCCTCTTTCTTTTCTGTTTCCTCTGCCTGTACTGCCTCTGCATTTACATTCTTTGTAGCCATGTTATAGCCCTCCTTAATTTTTCATATAATAAAAATAAGGGGAGGTTTTACCCTCCCCAAATTGCACTCTTATAACTCTTACTGAGGAGTAATCTGATCTAAGTACTCGTACCCTGTAAAGGTAAACGGAGCCTCTGTTTCAAGAGGTTTCTGAGCCTCCCAATCAAAGAGAGTAAGATCATCCATCTGTACTCCTGTGATAGATACACGCTCTGCACCGTAAGCATCTGGATCCGCTAACTTACTGATAAGCGTAAAGCGTACATCCTGCTTATTTCTAACCATGTTAGCTACCTTAATAGCCATTCTGGAATTTACCTTGTGCATAGTGAGAGATCCTGTACCCTTACATCCGACAACCTTGTTATCAGTGAAGAAAGTACCGCACTGTTTAATCTCCTCTTTTGTAAACTCTACCTTTGCCTGTGCCTTATAGCACTCTCCTACATAGTCTCCATCTAACCAGAGCTCTCCAAAGGTACCGTTACAAATTCGCTTTGTTTCTACTGCCATCTGTAATTACCTCCTTAATCCTTATTGATGAAAATATCTACATCCTCGATAGCATCTAAGATAGAGATAGTACCCTTAAGGAATACATGAGAGCCTGTATTAGCCTCCTTAATAGCCTGCTCATCCATCTCAGAGGTATCTACTCCGATACTCTCTAAGTACTGTTTCTGCTTAGCTACATTGATCTCCATAGTAGAGCTATCAGCCTTAAGCCAGCCCTTACCGCCCTCTGTAGCCTCCAGCCCTCTAAGGTAGCCCTTGATAGCTGTAATCAGTAAGCACTTATTATCATAAGAGTTACTGTAGTTACCGATGTAGCTCTTGTTAATAGTGCTGTAAATATCTCCCTCAATCTGATCCTGTATAGCATTGATCTTGATTTTCTGGAGATCTGCTGTTTCTACCTCTGTAACTGTAGTGAGGGAGTTTACACCTCTGGCAATTACAACACGCTCTCCATCGTTATAGAGAGTGAGCTTACCAGCATCAATAGCGGTATCTACTTCCTCATCGCTATCTACCAGAGGGATAGCTGTTACCTCAGTAAGAGGCTTATAGGTAGCGGATACTCTGAGATCTAAGCCAGCTAACAAGCCAGCAATTCTACTACAGTACTCCGCCTCTGTATACTGCTTTTCTCCTACCTCGATCTTATTTGTAGCGGAGCTGTTTACTACCTCAAAGTTAATAACGCCCCTGCTATCTCCAGCGGTCTTAGGGAGTACTGCTACAGGTCTGCGTACAGAGTTCTTTCTGATACCCTTAACCCATGTAGCCAGCTTAGTAGCCTCCTCTGTGGTAAGATCTGGAGCTCCTACAATGTAATTTACTTTCTGTGTAGCAAAATACTTTGTAGCCTCATCGTAACTCTCTGCTGTTGTATCCATCGTGTAGATAATTACCTTAGATGGAGAGCCGATAAACGCTCTCTCAATATAAGCGGTATTCTCTGCACTAAAAGCACTATCTCCAGTAGGGATCTCATCCACACTACGGAGCACCATAGCCCCCTTGTTTTTGGCATCCTTAAGCATAATACCTACAATGCCTGTAGATCCGTTCTGGATGGCTGTTACTGCCTTTTTGGAAAACTCAATAATAATATCTGGTAATCCCATTCTGTTTAACCTCCTATCCGTTTGTTACTGTCTTTGTTTCAATATCCACATCTCCGATAAGCTCATAGTTATCCTCTACAGGTACATCCTCTGTAAAGTTGAGAGTGATCTTTACATATAAAGCTCCCTCACTAACTCTCACATCATCGGAGTAATTTTCTATCTTTGCATATCTAGGTTTTTCCTTTACTCCAGCTAAAGGGATCACAGGTACAACCCTCTTAAGGAGGAAAAGCCTTTTAAGCTCCTCCTTTACCTCATAGAGCTTTTCCGCTACCACTTGATTAGCCTCGTTTCTTTTCGCAAAGTAAACGATCTGGAATATCGGATCATCCTCATACACATTGATATTTTTTAGCTCACTACTGCCTGTAGCCAGCGTTACATAAAAGCTGTTACGCTCAAAATTGTTAGGAACCTCCTCTATATGTACTGGTACCCCAGAATAAGCGGAGGCAATAACCCTACACACGCTATTAAGCAATCTCATAAGCTACCTCCCTCTATCTCTCTGCCTATTTGCTGTAAAAAGCTCTCTACCAGCCTGTTAAGTCTGGGCTTAGCATCCTGCATACCTTTTTCCATAAAAAAAGAGCCATTTACATAGCTCTCTTTTAACATGATCCCTTTTTGGTTTCTGTTCTTAAGGTATTTAGCTTTTCCGCCTACACTCAGCTTATCCGCTGGTAAAAATCTCTTATGCTGTACATGACCATCATTTACATATAGGGCATACTCTACATTAGTTCCCACCTCTACAAAATCGTGAGGTATCCCCTCTCCGAAAATGGTAATACTATCTACTAACCGTGAGGTATCTACTGGCACATGAGGTATAACCTCGCCATGATAGATATTAGCCATCCTCTGGAGGAGGATCTTTTTCTTATCCGCCCATTTATCCACAAACTTACTAAAGTTCTCTACAAAATCATCCCAGCCCTCGATAGTAAAGCCCTCCACTATACCTCCTCCTCACTGAGGAGCGATACAATGAGCTGAGTACGCTTTTTATAAGGCTTATCTGCAATAGCCTTAAACTCCGTACTCATAATAGGCTTATCGTACTCATCCAGCTCATAGATATATAAAATATCTCCCCTTTTGATGAGAGCCTCCGGATCTGTGTAGAGTGTAAGATCTGTGGTATTCTTTTTCTGTGGCTGGAGCTGTGCTGTGGTAGTACTACTCTCTGCGGTATGGCACTCATAAGTACCAACCTCTACAAGAGTTTTATTAGGGCGATTAAACTCTCCTAAAGTTGAGGAGTATCTTTTTACTACCACTTGCTTATCATAGAGAAATTGCATACCTTAGCCCTCCTTATATCCGCCTACTGGATCATCCAGCGTATAGGATCTAGGGAATAACTGGCGGTATGGGTACAGCTTTTTTTCTACTGATACAGGTAATGGATCATCAAAGGTTACACTCTCATCCGCTAAGGTGTAAGAGCTCTCTCCCTCAGCCCCCAGCTTTCTAAATCGCTGGATAGCTAAATCCTCCTGCACATTCTTAAGCTGTTTAGGGAATACATCCGTATATCCTGTAATAATGCCCTCATTATTAGTAAGAGGCTCTATAAAGGTATCTCTACAAAATGCCTCTATATCCTCTCTTGCTTTCTCTAAGAGCACTGTTAATAGCCCCAGCTTTTTTGCGTTATCCTCCGATATTCCACAGAGGATCCTACAACGCTCTAAGCTATCCATAGGAGATCCCTCCTTATTCCTCTACCAGCTCTACGCCCTCTAATCCAGCCAGATACTTAGCTACTGCTAAATTGTCTGTACTAGCCTTACCATCACTGAAATACACGCCTACAGCGGATACAGTTAAGTAAGGATTTTCAGAGGTAAAATGATACACCTTTTTAGGCTTATCCTCTTTCTTTTCCTCCTGCTCTGGAGTTACCTCTGGAGATACAGCACCCTCTGTAGGAGCCTCTGTACCCTTTTCCTGCTCCTGTTTTTCATCGGCTGGAGCATTTACCGCCTCTTTCTTTTCCTCCTGCTCTGGAGTACTCTGTGCTTTTCTAGGCATATCCTTTTACCTCCTTACCAAAAATTAAAGACTTGCCTCTGTGATAGAGATCTTAGATCCTGCAAAGCTGTTAAGGAGCTTAATTGTACTCTCGTTAAGTACATGACCTTTGTAATAATCTCCAGCCTTAGGAAGATCCTCATAGAAAGTACCTCTAAGCTCTGCGATCTGCACCTCGCCTAAGTCTACTGTGAGGATAGTCTTAGTATCAGCATAACGATCCAGTACTAAAGAGATTTCTCCAAAGTCTGTTACGATCTTCTGTACTCCGATACCAAGTACATTCTGCATAGATCCGTTATCGCCTAAGAAACGTACATTGTTACCTGCCTTAGCAAGATTGTTAATCATACGCTTAACATTTGCATTTACAAAAGAGAAATACTCTCCCTGTGCTCCGTGATCCCACATCTTCTGGAGTGCATCTAAGAAGTGATCCTCCGTAAGCGCTCCCTTTGTTTCTACAACATTGTTAGCATTTACCAGATTTACAAGTCCGTTCATCTGTCTAGGAGTAGCTCCGCTCTCCAGAGCCTTAGTACCGTTAAGGAAGTACCACTCCATATCTCTCTTAGTTTCTACTAAGCGATCCTGTACCTCAGCGTTAAATACATCGTTGATACCCATAGGATTGAGGGATCTAGCTGTACCAGATACCTGTGTTACCTTTTCGATAATCTGACACACATTAGAGAGTGTTTTTCTGCTAGAAGTGATAACCTCCCCTGCCTCAGAGCCCTCTAATTTAAGAGTACCTCTCTCAGAATTAAGCTCTTTCTCTCTCCATGTTACTGTAATATCCTTTGCTGGTACTACCTGCCCTCTACTCATAAGCAAAGTAGTAAGCGGAGTATCTGTAGGAGATGTCTGCTTAATCTCCTCTGTGAGGTCTACAACCTCATTTTCAAGAAAATCTTTTCTTTTAATCATGTCTGCCATTTCTTATTACCTCCTGTTTGAGTTATTTGTTTTGAGGAGCTGGCTTACTCCTCATCTCTGTTTCTGTAGGCATTGAGTTTTTCACTAATCATGCCCTTTACATTTCCAGCCTTTTTGTACTCATCATACTTAGTTTCATCTTTCTTGTTAGATGAGGATCCTGTAGCTGGAGTGGATCCCTTGAGAAACTCAGCTTTAGCCTTTGCAACTTCCTTAGCCACCTCAGCATCAAAGAGCTTTTTCATACCCTTTACTCTCTCAGTGAGCTTAGCTTTACGCTCATCCTCATCTGTGATAGTAGCTAAGTCCTCTACAGCGATAAGATTTCTAAAGCCAGCATCCAGCCCTAACTCCTGTACCGCATCTACTACATCCAGCTTTAAGCCCTTGATAGTAAGATCCAGATCTCTCTTAGCCTGTGCCTGTAAGCGTTCCTGCTCCTCTGCCTGTCTACGCTCATCCTCTGTCATTTTTTCCTTAGCCTGCTTATCCGCCCACTCTTTTTCCTTTTTCTTAATGGCATCCGTTACTCTCTTATCTGCCATCTTTTCATACTCTTTCTGGAGTTCTGCTCTGATCTCCTCCTCTGTCTTTACCTTAGGAGTGTTATCTGCACCTGCTCCAGTAGTGTTAGCGTTAGCTGTGGTATTAGTCTGGGTACCGTTACCCTGTTCCTGTGTCTGTGTAGCTGTGTTTGTGTTTACATCTGCCATAGTTGTTATCCTCCTTAAAATGAGTTATATAATGCTGATCCCTCGTAAGTTATCTGCAAAATATCCCTACTGTTTCTACATAAGTTAGGGTAAATATCTGGAGAAAATATGTATTTACTATGTAATCTTTTTTCAGTTTCTCTAGATTTTTATTTCAGAGCAAAAAAAAAGAGGCTAACAAGTTTTTACACCTGTTAGCCTCTCCTGTGAGTTAATCCCACATATCATCCTCTGGTAAATCCTCCAGCACTTTATAAAAGTTAGGGATCTCTGCTATCGTCTTACCCTCTTTAATCTGAGTAAGTACCTCTATCTTTTCATCTAAGAGCTCATCACTATCCAGATTAAAATATTTCATCTCTGGAATACCGATAGCATAAGATAAAAGATCCATAATCTGTATTTTCTTTTCCTCCATTACTTAGGCACCTCCTTTAACATAGCCTCCACGCATCCTCTCAATGCTGTTACAATCTCTGGATAATCCTCAGCTAAAATATCTATAAGCTCTGGATGTCCTACGCAAAGAGAGGCATAGTTAGCTAAACTCTCTGAGCAATTAGGATTAGTCCTACGCCTATCTGTATAATAAGCGGATCCGTGACCGTATGTAACCTGTCCAGTATCTCTAAAAGTTCCCTTACTTACTGCATCGTAAATATCCTGTAATCCAGATACTCCGCCTCCAAAAAGAGCCCTACGCTCATTATCTGCCTCCTCATTAACCTCTTTTGAGAGTTTCTTATAAAGGCTATTGTATTTTTTCCAATCAATCTTTCCAGATCTATACTGCTCTTTAAGATCCTCATGCTGTGTATTAAAGGTTTCTTGTTGCTTTTTATATATTATATCACACTCTTTGGTAAAATCCTCAAAGAGCTTTTTAGCCTTATCTCCGATAACTGGAGTAGCCTTATCAAACGCCTCTACAAGAGGTTTATAAGACTGTGAAAACATCTTACTAGGTAGCTTATCCTTATCATCCTTAACGGTTATCAGCATATCTAAAAAGTGCATCTCCTCATGTAGGTTAGTATCATAGGTGCCGATATAATTAGGATTTATTTTAGGGATACCCACATCCACAACATAATCAAAATTTTTATTCCATGATCTCTTAACCCTGTGCTCCCCATGTGTTACCTTTAATACTACCTCATCGGATAGCCCATCACACAATTTATCCATCTTAGTATATAGTGCTACCACATTAGGATCTGTGGATGTTTTAGAGTTCATATAATCTAATAGAGCTTGTGTATTTTTAGCCTCTGGCTTAGTTGCATAAAAAGCCTGTGGATAATCTGTGAGCTTAATCTGCTCTGGTACAGGAGTAGGATTTTCTTTAAGCTCTTTCTCTACTGTCTTTGTACTAACCTTTTCTACAGTTTTTACCTCCTCCTGCTTTTTAGCCTCTACCTTTCTCCACTTCTCATAGTTCTCAGCACCTCTAACGGATCCTGTAAGCTCATTAAGCTCATTATCCTCAAAGGTATCACTTACTACAGGAATATACACACATCTACAGTTAGGATGGCGTGGGAGAGTAGGCTCCTCCCCCCTTTTGAATACTTTACCATTATCAGCTCTGCAATACTGGCAAGTTCTACTATCTCCGCCATTAGCACAGCGGTATCTAAGCTCCTCTACCCCAGTATCCTTATATACATCATCGTGAGCACAGTAGGTAACTCTCTTTGTTTCTGTTCGTGCTACCCTCTCAGCGTTATATCTGGCTGTATCTATGCCCTTATTGATCCTATCCGTGATCTGAGGTATTCCCTCTCCTAAGATCATGCTCTGAGTAAGTCCTACACGGAGATTTCTACCCAGCCTCTCCTTATCCTGCCAGAGCCTATCTGAGAACATAGCACCGCTCCACGGATAATCTAAGGTTTTCTGTATCAGAGCTGGATTAAGCCTGTTAAAATTAGCCTTTACCGTTATGCTCTGCCCCAGATCGTACACTTGCCTTAAAAACTGATCCGTATAGATATTACTAAGCCCCTGCCTAAAGGTAATCTGCTCTTTCTGTCCTAAGGCTTTTATCTGCTCTCCGATCTGCTCAAATAATCCTCTACTCCGTGTGAGTGCTGATTGATTAGCATAGCTCCAATCTCCTCCAGCCTTTTTAACCTTTGCTATGGTTTCTGTTACACTGGCAAGGATCTCTTTCTGACAACTAGCATAAATAGAGGCTAAGACTTTCTCCATCTTAGCCTCATCCTCAAACGCTTTGAGATTATTTTTAAGTACTGCCTCCTCACGCTCCTTAATGAGCTTAGCTCTCCTCACACTGTCCTCATGGAGGATCTTTTTCTGCTCTGGAGTAAGCTCTGAGTATGGGATACCGTACATTTTCGCTACTTCTTTATTTACATATCCTACATTAGCCACTCTTTACACCTCCTTACAGCCTCATATAGCCCTTTTACTGTTCTGGCTGAGGAATTGTAGCCCCCTGTGCATTTAAAGCCTCCTGTGGGCTATTCTGTGCGTTAAGGTTAGGGAATAAATTATTGCTATCCTCTGTAACATTCTGCATAGAGTAAGGATCTGTACTCTGTCTATCTCTTTCCTTATCTGCCTCCAGCTTTTCCAGCACTTCCTTAGGGTTATCAATGAATGGGAGTAAGCTGAGGAGCGTTTCCTTATCCACTTTTCCATCCAGCTTAGTTACTGTATCTACAATTTCTGTAAGATTGTTAGGTACATTTCTACTAAACTCCACTTTGAGGTTAAGTACATCCACCTCACGCCCTGTATTTACACGGATAGGCACACTAAGCACTCTTACCAGCTCCTTTATAGCCTTTTCCATCTTTCTCTCTTTGATAATACACTTAGTTTCCAGCCCAAAGAGCTTAAATCTGATAGCTACACCGCTAAGATTTCCTGCAAAGTTCTCATCTGAGAGATCTGGTACAGCGGAAAACTTGTGGATATTCTTCTCCAGCCTGTTAAGATGGTTCTCTAGTGCCTCCGTCTGGATCTCCTTAGTGATAAATTTAACATCTCCATTCTCCATTACCTCAATAATGCCCTCATCTTTGAGTTTTTGAATATTATCCCCACTCGCTGTCATGTTTTTAAGCATTAAATAGGCGTTTCTAAATGCCTCAAACTCATTAGACACATCGGAGAGCACCTTATCATAATCATTTACAAGAGTTTCTATCTTTTCAAGATCGCTCATCTGCTCCTCATTGTTATAAACAGTGATAATAGGGATCCTACCGAAAATGTGAGGCTCCTCTTTTACAAACTCATAGCTTGCAAACTGTCTAGCCTTGCCCTTACCTGTAGCCCCACAGGATCCATCATCTACACACTTAAAAGTTTCTATCTTAGTAGGGCTATACACCTCTGCATAGTGGGTAGTTTTTTTAGTATCCTCTGTATCAATATCATACAGGCGGATCTTATAGGCTGGCTCCTTTGTTGAGCTGTTCTTGTACACCACAATAAGATCCTCTGGGGATACTCTCATCATCTTAGTGTGGCTCTCCTCATCTTGATATACTAAAATATGGGATAAGCCCTTAATCATAGCCTCCTTACCCCACTCTATAAAAAGATCGTCTTTATCATTATCGCTACAGATCCTATCTAACTCATCCTGTACCTTTGTATCCTCCAGCTCTGTAAGGTCTACTCCTACATCCGCTGGATCTGCCTCTACAGGTGCCTTATCCTTTTTAGGCTCTGTATAGTTAAGTACAATAGGATTACCCAGAAAATAACCTACTGTGTTATCAATCGTCTGTCCGAAAAAGTCATTTACCAGCTTGTTATTAGGCTTGTTTTTATCTTTTCTCGGTCTGTTCTGGATCTTATGCTTACCCTCGTACAACTTTTGAAACTTTATATATCTGGGAGCGATTTTATTTACATGAGTATCTACCAGATCATTAAGAAATTCTGTACTAAATCTGCCTCCCTCAACTTCTACATTAAACTCTCTGTCTATCGGTCTGCTAAGCTCTGCCATATTGCTTATATCCTCCTTTTCTGCATAAAAATAAGCCCTCACTTATTAGGGCTTTTACACTAAATTCTAAAATCTTCTCTTTTAAGTACTCTGATCTCATTACCGCCATCTGCCATAGTCATAGCAAAATCTAGGGCATCAAATAAATCATCGTGATCCACCTCTGGGAATAACAGTAAACACTCCTCCAGATCATCCATACCCTCTCTAAAATATACCTTGTGGTTTTCAAAGTTAGCCGATCTCCTCATAGCTCTTGTTACTTTGTCCTTAGAGGTATTGATATTGATAATAGGGAGTAAAGATAATCTCCTAAGCTCCTGTGCTAAGGATTTCTGATAGGCTACCGTTTCTACTCCGATCCGCTCTACCATAGGGAATTTATTTCTACCGTAGTCGATAATGGTATTAAGCTGGGTATTAAAGGTTAATCTATCTTTCACATAATCCAGTACATACACATTATGATCTGCATCTACCCCTATTACCATGAGTACAAAATAATCTCCTTTATCCTGCTCTTTCTCAGATATTGCTAAGTCGCATCCAAAACAAAGCCTTACTTTGATCCACTGATCTATACCATCCTCTGTCTTAACTCGTACCTTAGCGGTCTGAAAATCATAGTCAATCTTGTACTCCTCGTAATATCTGAAATACTGAGCCTTAAAGATTTTACCCTTTGCCAGCTCTGTATCATTTTGATACTGCATATTGAAAATGATCTTACCAGATTGCTTAAGAATAGCCTCCAGCCTCTCTAAGCTAAACTTTTCCTCCCAGAGAGATACTTTCTTACCGTTTACCACTCTTATAGCTCTCTGGGTATTTACCACATAATCCTTACTCTTTATCAGATCCTCATACAGATCCAATGGGTTATATCGTGTACCCAGTATATGGATCTCTCCATCTGGCTCTAGGGTAGGGAAAAGAGAGCTATAAAACCACTCCTTAAGGTTACTCCTCTGCTTTTCTGTTCGTGCATTTTCCAGCCCTACTAAATCATCGCCTATAATTACATCAAAGTGCTTAGAAATAACCGCTCCAGAGGCTCCTAGTGCTGTTAGAGTAGCCTCTTTCTTAATAATGCTCCTCTTATTTACAGTAAACTCTCTATCATTCCATACATTATCCTTACTGGTTTTCCAATCTCCGAAAATCCTAATAAGATCCTCATTCTGCTCAAAGTGAGTACGAACCTCTTTAAGAAACGCCTCCGCCTGTGTCTGTGTTTTGGATCCTATCATAATACGGATATTAGGATCTCTGAGGATCCTTGTAATACAATAATCTACATCGCCTACAGTACTTTTACCAAAACCTCTAGGGGCTAGATCTAGCGTGCTCTTACTATTCGATATGTTAGAGATAATACTCTTATGGAGATCCATTACATTTCTCTTAGTAATGTAGGTGCATACCAGATAATACGCTATCTCAAAATCTGCCTCCTGTATGAGGTACTTTATCATAGCATCTCTTTCTCTCTGATCCTGTACCTCCCCTAGCTTATCCTCTACTAGGGATACTACTTTATAATCTAACACATCCGCCTAACCTCCTTTCTACGCATAATAAAAGGGAGCCTGTAAGCTCCCTACATCGTTACCAGTTTAATAATAAGTACTATACCCTGTTACCTCTCCTACCATCTGCTTATATGCCTTAAGATATACAATCTCTCCAGTAATATCTCTGGTTATATCTCCGCTTACTATCTGCATTACTCTTTATCCTCCTTTTGTCTGTTCTCCAGCTCTAAGCTACTATTATGGCTTGCCACACAAAGGCTCATCATAACAATTCCCACTACTGCTCCTGCCATAAAGCATCCGATCCCTACTAAGATAATCATATAATCCTCCTAACTGAAAAGGAGAGCCTTTTACAGCTCTCCCTCCCTAACCTCTGCCTTTATTTAACTGTTTCCCACTCCATAGGCTCCAGATCATCAAATACCACTGGTACTCTCTCTCTAAGCTCCTTTAAGAGTGGTACTGTTACCTCTAACATCTGCGGATGAGGCTTTCCTGTAGATCCGCAAGCTCTGAGGCTTAAGAAGTGCCTCCACTCTCTAAGGTTAGCTGTCATTACTACCTCTGTTTTGAGGCTGTTAGGTAATACAGATCTTGCCTCCTGTGGAGTTCTTCCCTCACTAATCAGATAATTATAGGTTTTCTCTGCTCTCATACAGCTATCTACCCAGTTATCCATCTCTGGAGTATCCTCTGCAAAGAATACAGGGCGGATAAAAGCTACATCTCCGCTCTTATTGTAATTACAATACCTTGTACTCTCCTGTGCATAGCTGGCTACTCTGTGGCGTACAATCTCATGGGATACGCCTCTATCACAAATAAACTTTACACTAAAAGAGTAGTGCTCCAGCATCGCCATGTGATTACTCTTAATGAGAGCTCTTACCATCTTCTCAGCGGATCCCTCTGTGATCTTATCTTCACTCTTATAACATACTCTTGCTACTCTCTCGATCTTCTTTAAGATTTCCTCCCCATTGAGGTTATCTAAGATCTCATATCCTGCATCTACAATTTTCATCTTATGCTCTCCTCATATCCTCAATGTGCTCATGCTCAGCCTTTGCTACATACAGCACAGTATCTAAAGTGATTGCTACAATATTACTATGAAAAAGCGTACCTGCATCCACATAAATAACAGCATCTTTAATATCTGCTATTCTACCTGTAAGCCCTGCATCTCCATTATAACCTACACCTCTCGGATCAAAAGGTTTTCTGTAATTTATGTCTACTACATCCCCTACTCTAAACTGCTCTTTTTTACCGCTGTTTGATGTAAGCTCTATAATTCGCTCTACTTTATCTATATTTCTATCTAACATATCAACCTCCTACAACACCATAGCTAAGCGATCCTTAAGCTCTCGCTCAATGTACTCTCTTACCTCAATCGGATTAGCATTACCTGTAATATGTACCTCTGTGTATCCGTTTCCCTCTTTGATCTCCTCCAGCTCTACTCCTGCCATACCAGAGATAATATCTTTAATGGTTTTATCTACGATCTCAGCAATCTCCTCACCGGTCTTACCGTTTCTCTTGCCTGTGATCTCGATATGTCCTACAGAGCCTCCAAACAAACCTCTTAACATAGCATCCATAAAATCCTCATGCTTAGGCTTATCTTTTCTCTCCGCTCTGGCTCCCTCGATAGCATCAATCTCAAACTGGATAAACTCCTGTGCTTTCTTAAGATCCTGTACAATATCATCCTTATACCCTGCTCTGGAGATGTACTTTACAGCACTCCCTAAGTTGAAATTTAATCCCCACGCTCTGATTACATCCTTAGGCTGTGGGTTCAATCTGTTATAGTGTTCTGGTTTAATAGCATTACTCATATTATGCTTACCTCCTTATGTTTGATAAGTAACATAATCACATAAACCTTAAAAAGTTAGATTTATTTACCTTTTTTCTTTTCCTTTGTGCAATTCTTACAAAGGGCTCTGTATTTTCCATAGGGAAAAACCTTATACCCATTGTGCAATCTGCACTACTTCTTAGCCCTTTTCATAAGCTGAGCGATCTCATCTAAGCGATCCTTAGCATCCTGTGAGAGTTCCTGTGTACCGCCACGCTCTACACGCTCTGTAGCCTCTCCCATAAGGAGCATATCCAGCTTAACCAGCCTCTCAAAATCGTTGATATTCTTTACTTTTACCTTGCCCTGTGCAATATCCTTACTAAAATCAGCCATAAGGTTATTTATAAGGATACGGTACTTAGTCCGTACATCCGTTAGCTCCGCTGTGATCTTAGCCTCGTTACTGTTCTGAGCGTTCTCTATATTTCTCTGTGTTACTCTGGCTACCCAGTTAAAAGCCCTGCTCCATCCTGCTACCGTCCTCTCCGTTCTTCCTATGGTTTCTGCTACCGCTCTAAGGGATCTCTTATCTCCTAAGCCATAATACAGCTCAAAGGCTTTTCTCTGGAGCTCATTCTCTTTACTCAATGTATTAGGCATTACTCCGCCTCCTTTCTCCTCTCTTATGAGGCTATTTTCCTTGCTCTTTGTGAATAGGAGGGATTTTCTACAGTTTTACTTACATTCCTGTTGTTATCCGTTAATTCCCTACCTTTTCTTTCTATCTATCTTCCTTACTATGTTTTCTTTTATAGTACTGAAATTAGTTTTTATATTTCTTTGTTATTACTGTAATATCTACTCTTATTTGTTTATTTAGTATTATTACTGTATTTAAGCCTCTTTTCCGCCCTTTTACCCTTTTCTCCACCTTTTACTCATTTCATAGGGATTTCAGTACATAGAATGAAATTAAATAGAGCTACCTCTTACAGTAGCTCTTTCTCTCTTATATGAGTTGTTAATACTCTTATGATAGTTTCTTTCTCCGCCAGCTCCGCCTTTACGCCTCTTACCTCTCGGTATACTTCCTCTCGGATCATGTTACAAGTATCTCCATGATCTGTAAGCATCCTGTTATATTTCTGTATCATTCTATCTATAACATTCTGATCTACTCCCAGCTCTGCCAGATTTCTTATCTCCTCTGCTAAGGTCATTTCTCTTACTCCGCTCATAACCATTTTTCCGCCTCCACGCTCTTTTTTATAAGCCTCTCTTTAAAAGCCATGTAATAAAGCCCTCATCTGGAGTACTCTCTACATACTCATTGTATCTATTGCTAAGCATTACCAGCTCATCCTCTGTAATCCTTACACTGTTGGATCCGAAACGGAGCATAGGTAAAGTAGTTTTCTCCTCTTTCTTCTTTTTCTCCTTAGGTACTTCTTTCTCTGTAAAGATCTCTTTAAGGTCTATCTCTGTAAAGCCCATTACCTCTAAGGAATAATCTACCGCCTGTAACTCAAATAACTCCTTTTTGAGTAACTCATCATCCCAGTTACTTAACTCTGCCAGCTTGTTATCTGCAATACGGTAAGCCTTTACCTGCTCTGGAGTGAGATCGTCTCTTACTATGTATGGTACTCTATCCAGCCCTGCTAAGATACTAGCCTCTCTCCTCGTATGCCCTGCGATGATAACCATATCCGCATCTACGATAATCGGATTAGTAAATCCATACTCCTTAATACTCTCCATAACCTTTTTTACTGCATAATCGTTAATTCTAGGGTTATTCTCATAAGGGATAAGATCCAGCGGATCTGTGTACTTTACTTGTAAATCTTTCATAGCCTCATGTACCTCTCTTTCTATTTATTTCCTAAGCTATGTAATTTTGTTTCATTAGTTAGGGTACATATCTGTAATTTTTATGCACCCTTTTACAGATCAAACTCTCCACGCTCTGTATAAGAGCCTCCTACCTGCTTAAATTGCACTCTCTGATAACTATTTAGATTACTAAGAGGGATCTCTGTTTCTCTCCTCCGCTTTTCCTGCTCTGGAGTTTCATAGGGATTACTCATTTTCTTTCTCTTATCCCTATCTGAGGATGTATAATAAGGATCATGCTCTCTTAGCCATTTATCCGCCTCATCTTCCTCACGCCTAAACTTACTCAAATCCCTCCACCGCCTCTCTGCATCTATCACACACCATAGAGCCCTCTGGTATTATCTCTCCGCACATTACACATCTGCTATCTGTGGAGATCTCTTTACTCCTTACTGCCTTGTACTCATAAATCCTTATGGTATCGTGTACTACTCCGCACTCATCTATAAAACATAGAGGCGTTTCTCCTCTCGGTCTTTTCAATTCTATGTAGGATCCGTTTTCATCGGTTCCACACTTTATTAAACTCATCTAATCCTCCTCCAGATAAGCTCTAAGCTCTCTCTGTATTCTCTTTATACCGCTGTTTATATTCTTACTAATAACGCTCTGATCCACTCCCATTACAAACGCTAACTCATCCTGTGTATATCCCAGTACCAGCACATACGCTATACTCATGTACTGATAATGGCTTAGCTTTCCTTTTCTGTATGCCTTATTAAACTCTGCTCTATCGCTTTTATGGTATTTATCCATATCAATAGCTGTTACTGTCTTAAGGTCTGTGAGGATACAGGTAGCTACTGTATCTCCTTTTTCACTTAAGCCCTCTAAGCCTCCCCAGTTTCTCAAAAATCTCTTTATGTTCTTAGGATCCTTATAACTCAGCCTTAGTAATTGATCGTTTACTACATTTCTTACAATCGCTCCCAACGCTACCGCCTCCTCTCATTAGCTTTTCTATGTATCTTAGGTGTACCTCCGCTGTAATACCGCTGTATAACCCAGTGCCTTTTACTGTAGCTACACTCTTTCTAAGAGCTATAATCTCTCCATAGGTATAATCATTATCCAGAGGACACATCCACTTAATGGCATCTCCTACCTTAAACATCGTGTACCTCCCTTTTAACAAGAAAAAAGGAGTATAGTTTTTCCTATACTCCTGCTTGATCCTGTATTATTCCTGTGTTAGTTCCTGTCTTAATTCCTGTGCTCTGGCTATTACCTCTCTGCTATATGCTGAGCTATAAATATCTTTAGCCCACAGCTTTTTAGCTCCGCTCTCTCCCATGTTATATACCATGAGTACACAATTTTCTCCGCTGGATGCTAAGTACTTATCCTGTATCTCTCTTAAACAGTTAAGCCCTACTCTGATATTTTGATATGGATTAAAGAGATCTGTTACTCCCTCCGCCTCCATCCGCTCTGTATGCCATTTCTCGTATATCTGCATATAGCCCTTACTATTTCCGTTATCTCCTACCTTATCCCAGTGATAACCGCTCTCCCTCTCTATGAGGGCTAGTACCGTATAATAATCTACTCCGTACTCTTTACACTCACACCAGAGGTAAACCTGTACTATTTCTGGAAAACATCCTCCAGCATCCTTATACTCTTGCTGGATTTCATAATATCTAAATCCATCCTCGTATACCTCTGATCCCCAGTCTGCACTCATCGTATTATACGGATATGTATAATTAAGATCGTGCTCCAGCTTTGCCTCCTGCTCTGTTTTCGTTACTGGCTCTGTGTTCTCAGCTTGCGGAGCTTGTAGAGTTTCCGTAATATAAATCTCCTCAGTAGGAGGCTCTTTATCTGCTCCCTTTAGATTTACACTCATTATCACAGTAATTACTCCTGCTATTACCGCTCCTACCAGTATTAAAGACAATATTTTTACTCTGGCTCTCCTCTTTCTTCTAATTCTCCTTTTGCTCATCCTGCACCTCCTGTAAGATCCTGTTTAATCCTGCTATTACTTTCTGCATATTATCCACTTGCCCTACTAACCTGCTTAGGGTAGTGGATATATCATCTGGATCTCTGGAGTACCAGTAACCATAAGTAGAGCTACATATAGCCTCTCCATTCTGCCTCAGATCGCTTACAATGTTTCTTAGCTGTTTCTCATGTACATTAAACAGTACACACAGCTCTCTAGCCTTTACCGCTTTTCCCTCCGATGTATGAAACTCTTTAAGGTACTCAACTATATCACATCCTACCTCTGACACGGTTTTTACCTCCCTTTTAAATTGATATATAACCTAATCACTTTTGAGGAGGATTTTTAGATAAAATAGAAAAAAGTGGTACATCTTTTCTTACAAAATGTACCACTCTCTGTATTATTCCTCTACGATCTCTTCATCTTCTGTTACTTCTACAATTTCTCCCTCGATACAGCGATAGTATGTATCCTCTTTAATATTCTCTCCATCTACTACTATCATCTTAGCTCCTGTGAGCTCCCAACTCTCCTTATCATAAGGATCCATAATTCCCTGTAGCAGATGAGGCTCCATAATCCCCTGTAGCAGATGAGGCTCCATAATTCCCTGTAGCAGATGAGGCTCCATAATCCCCTGTAGCAGATGAGGCTCCATAATTCCCTGTAGCAGATGAGGCTCCATAATCCCCTGTAGCAGATGAGGCTCCATAATTCCCTGTAGCAGATGAGGCTCCATAATCCCCTGTAGCAGATGAGGCTCCTTTATACCCTGTAGCAGATGCAAAACCGTGTCGCTCGTCTGATCCTGCCTCTTTGTTTACCTTACTCATAGTAAAATCAATAGCCATCTTTACAAGTCCTGCAATAGATAATCTAGCTCCGATCTTAATATCAGTAGCACATACCTTAGTATTATCTCCGCTCTTATCCATCTCTCCAGATAACTCTACCTCATGGTATACGCTATGTGCTGGATCATAATATCCAAAACAATCTAACGGATACTCGCAAGCGTGAAAACCTGTATCACAGCACTCCGCTCTTTCTGTGTGAAATTCCTTACCCTCCTCATACTGATAACCTCTACAGGTAAGATCCTTGTTAAATCCTTTAAATGCTCTCATAGATTTTTCTCCTTTTCTGTGTGTGTTATTTTTATTGATAAATAACTTAATCCTCAATATGAGGAAAATTTAGATAGTTTTTGAAAAATATTTTATTTACTGTTTTCCATTCTTTCTCTAGTACGGTTTACCTTAAAGGTCTTAACCGCTAAGAGCTCATCCTCTGGGATCTGGAGGAGATACTTTACCTGCTCCAGCATTAACTCTACATCTGCAATCTCCTCTACTAAGTTATCTCTGGCAATAGCTTTTTTATCCTCTGCTACAGGCTGTCCTAAGCCTGTTTCTACTCTGCGGTACTTGTTTACCGCCTGTATGAGCTCTGCACACTCCTCTACTAACTGGTTACTCTGTGCCTCATAGCCATAGTACTTAGCTGTTTCTAAGTTCATCTCTCTAATTTTACACATATTACTCATATACCTCCTCTATAGTTCTTCTTACTTTGTCTATGGCTCTATTCCAGCCTAACTCTATATCTCCTACTGCTCCGTTTAGAATATCCTCAAAAGGGATCTCCTGTACCTGCTTTACTGCCTCTCTTGCCTTTAAGAGCTCCTCCATAAAACTATCCTCAATGAGGTAATAATCTTTAGGATCTCCAAAAGATACAGCTATTGCATAATCGGATTTTCTCATAGCTAAGCTCTGCTCCTTAGCCTTATCTATCCAGCTCTTTTTTACTGTGATACTCTGGCTAGGGTTCATCTTTGTTTTTGCCTCTATAAAGAGATCTCCTGCTATTACATCCCCTTTTAGGAATGGAGTAGATCCAGATCCTACTACCTGCCTACCTCCTATAGCCTTAGCTATACGCTTTTCCTGTTTTGAGCTCTTAGCTCTTGTACTATCTTTCAATCTCTATCTCTGCCTCCATGTTTAAATACTGATCCCTAAGTTTTCTCCATAAAGCCTCCCTAACCCTGCCTCTAAAGAAAAGAGGCTTTACCTCATATACCATACTAATTACACTTATACTATTCATAGCATCCAGCATACTCCATCTACCATCACAGGCTCTAGCGTTAGCCCACCCTGTAAACTCCTTAAATGTACAATCCTTAATTTTCTTTTTCATTTACTTACTACTGCCTCCCTAGTTCTCAAAAACTCATTTACTAAATAAAAATCTTTATCCATAATAGATAAATGCTCCTTAGCTCCGCCTTTTCTATACACAATTACCATATTCTCCTTAGGTTTTCTGGCTCTAAGTACCTCATACGCTCCTACTGTAGGTATAATCAAATAGCCCTTACTTTCCAGAAACTCCTCAAACGCCTTTAACTGGCTCATGTGTAGCATATTTCTGATAGCCATATTATTTACCCTCGCTTTCTTCTGGTACTACCTCCAGTATTCCAGCCTGTGTAAGCTCATAGATAGTATCTGTTACAATATCCAGCTCTGATCCTCCTACATGATAAGTACCCTCTACTGCTACATCTACATACAAATCTCTGTGCTCTGTCCTTACTGAGATCTGTACACATGGAATATCATAATCCTCTGCAATATAAGCAATCTTACTAGGCTCATCTGCATCCATTAAAAACTTATGGTACCATTCATGCTGATACTTATAACCGATACCCTCTAAACAACGCTCTCCAGCATCCGCCCACTCTTTACCTGTCTTAAATCCGTACTTTTTAAGTTCCTCTAAATCAATACCTGCTTTTACTCTTAAACTCATATTATTCTGCCTCTCTTTCTTCTAATCTCACTCCGCCATACTCCCAGAGATCCTTTTTCATCTCATCCATATCTAGCTCTCCATTTTGCCAGAGTTCATAGTACTGTAATACCAGCTCTGTAAACTCTGGTATCTTCTTTGCATAGGTCTTTTTCCAGTAATGATCCATGAGTACCTCCATAGGGAGTACTAAGAGTAATGCCATAGCTGTATTTATGGCGTCCTCCATAGCCTCCTGTTTGATCCTCTTAAGATCCTCCTCTGTTACCTGCCTTACTGCATTATGGAGCTGTGATCTGGTTAGATTATAGGTTTTTACCTGTTTTCCTTTTTGCTTTTCAAGTCTACGCCTCTCAGCTCTACCCACACTTAACACTCCTCTCTCATATAAATCTTACTGGCTCTCCTACCCTTTTTACCCTTAAGATCCCACTTACTGAGTTATCCTCTATCTGAGGTAATGTATTTACATAAAGCTCTATACCTAACTCCTCTCGGAGTTCTCTGTTTATACTCTCTAAAGGAGCGTTTACAAGATAATTCAACTCACTCATAGTAGTAGCTGTAAAAGGCTTTCCTATAAAATCTTCCATTACACCTACTCCCTCATCTCTTGCCCTGCTCCACGCCTCCTTAAGCAAAATCATTAACCTACTTACATCCATGATATACCGCCTCTACTTTCCACCGCTTAAGAAACTCCTCTAGGCTACCGTAATGCACCCAGTATCTAAAACGCTCTCCAAAAGCTACTCTTAATCTGGGCTTACCATTCCACATTACAGAAATTGTTTTGATCTTATATACTTTACCGCTCTGTAAGAGTTCATTATCTACCCCTATGTATCTAGCTTTTATCATCCTGCTCCTCCTGTACCTGCATATCCTGTAATCTGGTTAGTAATCTACTGGCATCCTTAATAGCTAACTCCAGATCTATAGGATCCATCTTTCCACTAAGCCTCTGCTCCAGATCTGTTACCCAGCTATCATTATCAAACCATCTCCACGGTAAAATACCAGCCTTATCTAAGACTTTCTTAACGCTTTTCCACGCCTGTAGCTCTTTCTCTGCACTCTGGAGGCTTTTTAACCTTTTTTCTGCATCCTCTAAATCCTTTGCTAACTTTGTGCCTAATCTCTGCCCTATGGCACTCTTTACTACCTTATCCTCCAGATAATCCTTACAGTACTCCGCCCTGTCATTGTAAAATGGGATCCTATCCTCCTCCAGCCGACTAAAGATAATGTACTTATACACTCCTACAGGCTCCTCTATCTGCCTGTACAATGCCTTTTTAACAGTTCTCAAACCCTTAGTATCTGGATTAAAATAGATAAGCCCTACATGATCTGGGAGCTCCTCTTTCTTTACCAGCCCCTTAGGTACTACAAAATAAAACTCATTACAGTACTGTAGGTATAAATGCCACTTATTATCCTGTAGAAAATCATTTCTACTCACTTTGATCTCATAGCCGATAATATTAGGCTTTGTATAGCTCTTTGTGATAGCCAGCCCATCAAACTTAAGTAGCCCCTGTGGATCTGGAAAATAAGTACTACAGGTTTTACACTCGGTTATAAAATAACTGGGCTTTCCATTATGAAACTCTTTAAGAGCCAGCTTTATATCTGTACTGGTTACTTTCTGTGCCACTTTGTTTACCTCCTTTGTTGTGATACTTAACTTAATCACAATCGGTAAGTATTTTTAGAACAAAAAAAAAAGAGGATCCTAAGATCCTCTCTCTATCTGGTATTAAAACTCCAGCACATTCTCCTCTATGAAAATATCCTTATGCACATCTGCCTTAAATGCTAAGAGTGCTCTAGAGGCTCTTAGCATTACCTCCTCATCTCCCATCATTTTAGCCCCTGTGTAAGTGTTCTCCAGAAAGTCTATTACCTCCTGTTTCTGCTTTTCATTATCCATATATACCTCCTATAAATCCTCCCAGCCCTCATATCCCAGCTCTTTTAATTCCATCTTACTCTCCCAGATAGCATCCATTAGATTATCTGCCTCTATATCCTCTGGATCTGTGCTACACTCTAATGCTACCTGTAGCATTTTTATATAATCTATCAGCTCTTTTATACGCTCATCCATTAAGCCCTCCTATTTGAGTAAATCTTTTACTCCTACTGTAGTTTTCTTATATACAGCATTTTTTACAGCCCTCTTAGGGCTCTTTGCCAGCCCTACACCCTTTTTACCATACAGAGGATTGACTGCTTTCTTTACCGCTCTTTTAGCCTTACCTGTAGTACTTGCTTTGATAGCCTTTTTAAGGCTAGGTTTTCTTACTCCGATTTTCATATAATCCGCCTCCTACTCTATAGATCCATAGATACTCATATACTCTATATTTCCATTAAATTTACTGGTTTCTGTACTAAATCCGTCAAACTCTATAACCCTTGTAGCATCCGCTAAAACCTGCTCCCAGCATTTCTCTATATCGGTATCACTAAAAGGCTTTACAAATCTCAGAAACGCCTCCTTATACTGCTCCAGATCCTTACACTCTAAGTATACTGTTACCTTAGTTCCTGTAGCTGATATAGTAGTTTCCTCTGTTTTGAGTTTTATCTGATTTTTATGTACACTACCATGATGCTTATAGGGCTCAAACTGATCCGCTGTTATCTCCTGCCCCACATTAACCTCATTATACCTATTCAGATATAAATTGATCTCCTCATCGTCTGCATAGATTACAGATAACTCCTCCGCCTCCTCTGTAGCTGTTTCTGGCTCCTCTGTTACCTCTGGAGTACTTTCTATAGCCTCCGTTACTTTCTCCGCCTCTATGGGCTCATTTACCTTAGCTGTATTTCCACAGGCTGATAAGGATAGTGCAATACCTAAAGCTATTATTACGCTCAATCTCTTTATCATGTAACCACCTACCTTTTTATATAGTGGTTATATTATAACTCATTTATGAGGCTAACTCAATAACCATCCTAGCCCATGCTCTAGCATCATCCTCCCCATACATCCTGTACACACAATCCTTATAAGGGATCCTGTAATCCGCCTTAGGATCATTCTCTACCAGTAAATACTTATACTGTGGCTCCCTTGCCTTATTTTGTAAGTGGTGCCTAAATTGATGGAGAAAACCCTCTAAGGATGGCTCCCCTAAGAAAATCTCCTTTGTAGAGTGTACATAGTTATCATCTCTTACCCACGCTGTAATAACAGGGATCTCTACGCTATATACCTCCGCTAGCTCTGTATCTAGCTCTCTGATTATCTCCAATCTCTGGAGAGGTGTAGCGGATTTATAACCATTTGCCAGAGCCATACTAACAGGCTCCAAAGCTTTACACTCCTTAAATAACACTTTATAGCTTTCTACTCTTTCTATTAGATCCATATGCTCCTCCTACTCTACCCACTCTAAACCGCCTGTATACCTGCCTCTGTGGGTTATTAACTTATCTGGATACACTCTCTTTAGATACGCTATATCCGTTCTAAGTGTTCTCCTAGATACTCCTAACTCCTCTTGTAGCTCCGCTGTATTTGTACACTTAGCCTCCTTAAGGATACTTATTATCTGGAGCTGTCTAGCATTTACTCCGTGTATACTCATCTCTTAGCCCTCCTTATGGAGGAGTTAATTAACTCCTCCCTTGTCTTTATAATTTTACCGCATCCACTTTACATCTCTGTAATATAGTCTGCTTAGTGCCTTTATAGTCGCTATGCTCCTTTACAGTTCCTCTCAATCTTACCTGTGATCCCTCCGCTATGTTGAAAAATGCTGAGGTGCTTTTCCAGATAAAACAGTTACCAGCATCATCTCTAAATACATTGATCCCTACCGTATCTGTACCCCATCCTGCATAGCTAGGGATCTCATAAGTAGATCTTTTCTTAAAAGTTACTACCAGATCTAACCTCTCTCCTACCTGCCCCACATACTGGCTAGGATCCTCCTCTGTAGGGATCTTACTGTTAAGTACTGCCTGTACCTCTGTAAGGTCTTTCCAGCTCATTGTACCGTACTCTGGATAGATATTAAGGCACTCCTCATAACTAAGCTCTATTGTAGGGTATCTATCCTGTTTCTCTAAGAAATACCAGTTAATCCCTCCTCTATACTTTGCTCCTGCCTCCCTAAGCTCCTCACGGATCTCATAGGTGTTACCTGTTACTACATAGATCTTACCCTCTGGATTAAATCCGTATTTCTCAGCTATTGCTAAACGATTGTTATTAAACTCCTCTGCCTGCTTAGCCCTCTTAGCCTCTGCTCTCTTTCTAGCTCTCTCATCCAGCTTAGCTCTATACTCTGGAGTATATTCTTTTTCAATAACTGGAGTAGGTCTTTCTCCAGTTCCTCCGCACTCATAACAAGTCCAGCCTGTAAAAGCCCATTTATCAGATCCTCCAGCTCCTCCACATCTAGGGCAAGTGTAATTAGCATAATACTTAGTACCGTTTTTATCGGTTCTCAGATAAACGATCTTAGCCATCTTTACGCCTCCTCATAATCCATATCCCATACAAACTCATTCTCATCTACCCACTCCCAGCCATACTCTCTACAAAAGCTCTCAGCCTCCGCCTCTGTTTCAAACTCTGTAAAGTATTTCTTTGTGCCTCCAGCACTCTTAAGATAAACTGTAAACATATTTCCCTCCGATCTGGGAGCCCTTAGGCTCCCAACTCCTGTACATACTCCATACCATCAAAGCTACAAAAGCCTCCAGCATCTAAAATACTCTGTAAAGCTCTTTTCCCTCCACAGGGAATATATGGAGCTAAAATACCAAACTCATCTCTATCTGAGCTAAAAGCTATGTAGCCCTTGCCCTCCTCATAGAGGGCATATCCTGTAACTACTCTAGCTATTCTATCTGTACCAAACTTAGCTCCTTTTAATCTCTTAATAACCATCTTACTTACCTCCTGTTTTTCTTCCTCAGCATCTACCAGCTCAATCTTGCTGATTAAGGATCTCCAGTAAAATACTCTACCATCCTCTGTTACTAAAAACTCCTTATGGAGCTTGCTGTTTTCCTCTGTGAGATCATAGGCTCTACACTTAACACATTTCTTATCAATGTACTCTACTGTGTAATCTTCAAACTCTGCGTTTTCTTCCAGATAAGAGATAAACTCTTTAACTGTAAGCTGATCCATAAGCTCCTCTGTAGATCTCATAAACTGTACTCTGTATCTGTTATCATCACTGTTTTTATATCTCATATTGTTTACCTCTCTTTCAGTTCGTATCTAGTTCCTTACCTCACTTATAATATACACCCCCTATATAATAATGTCAATTACTTTTTATATAACCCCTGTATAAAATAATAGAGGAGGCTTTTTACTGCCTCCTCCTGCTCTTATTTCCAGAAAAATCTATCTACAGATACTCCATAGAATTTAGCCAGATTGTAAAGTACTGTAGCCTTAGGGATCCGTGTACCTGTTTCCCATCTACTTATACTTACCTCTGTATATCCTGTACCTTTTACCACATCTTTTAGAGTGTAGCCCTTTTTCTCTCTTACCTCTCTAAGGTTATGTGCTAAGGTTTCCTCTATTTCTCTCATACCATCCCTGCCTCATATACCTGTTTTCTAAGATACTCCAGCTCCTCCAGATCGTTATAATAAAACTCCTGCACTCCATTAAAGCCCTGCATTTTCTGCTCTTTACCGTCTTTAAGAATACCCTTAAACCACGCCCCATCCTGTGAGATGATCCCCAGCATAATACCCAGATCTAAGGTATCCTTAATCTCATCCACTCCTGTACTATAGTTAAGTGTGTAAGTCTGGAGCCTACGATCATTTTTAGTAACCTTATTTTTCTCCACTTTCACGCTTACCAGATTACCACTAGGGTTAGCATATCCGCTACTTACCTCTTTATACTTCTCATCCAGTAAGGATCCCTTTGTAAACCATAAGATCTGTGAGCACGCATGAGCTATAGCTGTACCACACGGGATCTTAAAAGGCTTGTATGGATTTCCTATATTTTCTCTTAACTGATTGATGAGGAGAAAAGTACACTCCACTTTCTTACAAAGCGGTACCGCCTTATCACAAAAGGCTTTCATAAGAGCACTGTTACCGCCATAGCTTTTCTCATCTAAGCCTTTTTCCTGTACTGCTTTAGGGATAATAAAGGGAGCACTATCTAATACTGCTAAGCCGATCTTACCAGATCTTATGTAGTCTAAGAGCATATCTAAGAGCTCCTCTCCGTACTCACTCTCTGGCTGGATAAGTATTACCTTACTCCAATCTACCCCCAGAGTTTCTCCCCACTCCTTATCTATCGTGTTTTCTGCATCCAGATATACACAGTACTTATCTGTATACTTTTTCTGGAAATTAGAGATAATATCCAGAGCTGTAGTAGTTTTTCCACTCTGAGGCAATCCTACTAGCTCTATGATCCTCCCTACAGGTACTCCTCCTCTGGTTAAGTAATTCATCATAGGAGAGGTGTAGGGGATAAACTCTATCCCCTTAAGATCCGATGCTTTACGGATTATATCCGTTTTGTATTTCTTATTTACCTCAGCTATGAGGTTATCTATCTCCGCCATTAAATATCTCCCTCCGCTCTATGATTAGCTCTCTCTGTATCAAATCCCTCTGGGTATCTGGCTTTGAGCTTATCAATATTCATCTGGAGGATCTCATCCAAATCGAAACCAAAACTATAACAGATCATAGCCATATACCACATTACATCTCCCAGCTCTTTTTTAAGATGCTCTCTATCAAGATCCTTTTCGTGGAAAATCCACTTTTTAATCATATCCAGAGTTTCTCCTGCCTCTCCTGCAAGCCCTAAGCATCCGTTAAGCACTCCTCCCAGATCCTCTACTACAGGCTTAAAGCACTTAGGCTTATCTGGTCTATGTAAAAGCTCAATAGCCTTTTCGATCCTACCTGTTGCGTTACCGTCATTAGTTCTCATAGCTAACTCTACATACTCTTTTCCTGTCATTTTAATTATCTCCTTTCTCACACCACTCATTACAAGTATCGTTATAAGCTGTAGGGCATCCGTAAGCATCACTAGCCTCACAGCTACATACAAACTCTCCACCATCGTAACAATTATTACCGCAAGTACCGCAACACTCCATTACTGCTCTCCTCCTAACTCCTGCATAATCCCTACCTCTGTATTAAAGAGGTTTACATCCGCATCCGTGATACCTAAGTTATAATTTAACTCAACTACATTTCTGATAATGGTTATATCTACTCCGCCTCCCTCATTAGGGCTAAAAAGTACAATCCCATCATCACACTTAAAAGCTGTTTCTCCAGAGATCTCTACTCCGTTCTCCTCCAGATATGCTAAAAACTTATCTAACTTTTCCTCCACTTCTTCTGTGCCTCCTTAAAATATTTCTACACTGTACATAGAGATCATCATCTATATTTCTGAGCTCATGGAGATCCCTATGTAACTGGCTCTTACTGATACAAAATTCTCTAGCCACTTTACGGATACTGTCCTTAGGATTATCTATTAGCCACTGTGCCTCCTGCTTACATCTATCCTCTATGGCTTGTCTCCTAAAGTACTCATAAGCCCACCGCTCCATAGGCTTAATCCTCCATAGGATCCTCTGGCTCTCTGGTATATTTATCCTTACTAAATCTATCCAGATCTACCTCTGCTATCCTCTTTGAGAGAGATTTCTTTAATCCGCTGTAGATCTTCTCAGCCATCTCTAACTTAACTTTGAGGCTGTTATAAGCTCTACGGTAAATAGCCTCTACTAAGGCTTTATCCTCCGTGAGCTGTTCTACTCTGGCTTTTTTCTCCTGCACAGTACCAGATACTTTTACCATCGCCTCATTTTGAGCACTTTTCTTAGCGTTAGAGGCTAGATCTACCTGCATACCCAGCTCCTCTACTCTCTGCCCTGCATAGTACATAAGAGCTGGGATCTTAACACAGTAGTACTCTATCTGGCTATCTGGTATATCCTCTATAGAGTTTTCTCCGATGCTTTCCATAATCATATCCAGCTCTGAGATAGCACTATCAAGCTCCTTACTAAAATCTGCTATTAACTCATTTGAGAGGGTTATTACAGGGGAGCTCTCCTCTTTTACCTCTGCTATGATTTTCTTTAACTTATCGCTCTGTATCATTTCTCCGCCTCCCTTATAGCTCTGTTGTAAAGAGTTATCCTCTTTGTGAGGCTCTTATACCCATCTGATCCAGCCTTATACTTAGCTCTTAAGCTCTCAGCCCCCGCCTTTTGACTTTCTACCCAGCTTTTAAACTCTGAGAGCTCTTTATCTAAATGATGCTTTTTAATAAGCTGTATGATCTTCTTTATTCTCTGCCAACGTGTGATCTTTACCTCATCTGGATCTGGCTCATAATCTGGTATTCTCTGTATTCAATTCCACAAAATACCTCATACAGATTTATTTTCATGCACCAGCTAGTAGTAAAATCATGGTATGTAAGAGTAAGTATGTTATCCTCTCCTATCACGTTTTTTCTCATCCTCCTTTACCAGCTCATCTCTAAGGCTCTCAGAAAAGATCCGTAACTGTTTAGCATGGCTACTAAAATAATCATCATATCTACCTCTGTGAGCAAAATGAGCATCAAACTCTAAATATAAGCAAATACTACTAAGAGTTTCTAATACCTCAACCTCTATTAACTTTTGTCTGCGGATCTTTTCTTTCAATTTTCTAAACACTTATCTCCTGCCTCCGCTTTGATCTCTTTTACACAATCAGAGCAATAACAACCCTCATAGCCCTCAATCTTGTATAAAAAGCACATCCAATTTCTATTCCACTTTCCCTTATCGGAGCATCTCTTACATGATCCCTGCCCCTCTCCTGTACACTGAGTTACTTTCATTTCACACCTCCAAAATATCTACTTAACCAGCTCTCCAGATCATAGCTGTATCTTACTCTTTTCTTTTTCTGCTCTATCTTTACTCCGTGATCCCTGCACCACTCTACAGGTATGCTCTTTCTCTCCTCCGCCTGAGTAAACTGGATCACATCCTGTACGGTTATGTAATATGTTTCCTCCAGCTCTCTAAAGTTGATTAAAAAGCCTCCATACACTCCCTCATAGTGAGTAGCTTTCTCCATTCCCTGTATCTGGTTAGGTCTGATCTTAGCTATCGGTATGCTCTTTCCCTTATGGGTTTTAAGCTCTACCATAAAGAGATAAGGAGATCTAAACAGGATATAATCACATGGATTAGATACTCCATAAAATCCGCTTGTATCATCCTTTAGGCGGTACAGGTAATAATCTGGAGGTACACACTCCTTAAACTCCTGCTCAAAGGTTTTACCGATGTTATTACTTGCCATCCTGTACCCCCTTAAATCTGCTAGGAGTAAACTTACATTTCTTTCTGCGATCTACATACATAGATCCCTCTCTATCAATGCTACAGTAGTAAGCTCCTATCTCTCTACCACAATGCTCACAGTTACCACATACCGCTCTCAACGCTGTATTTTGCCCTGTAGAGGCTTTTTTCTTTTTACCTGTAGACTTATTAGCCTTTTTTCTGTTTGTATCTTTCTTGGCTGTCTGAGGCTTTTCTGGAGGGTTAGGATGTACCCACTTACCAGCATCCACTAAAGCACACTCATTTTTATATCTACAGTATGTACACTTGCTATCATCTTTCTCTGGAGGGATCCCTGTTTTACAAGCATTGTTTACAGTTCGTATCTTGTTAAGTACTGCCTGTTTCATCTCATCGGTTATTTTCCAGAGGTACGGTTTCTTTTTACAGAAATTTCTATCCTCATAAAAGAAAAGGATATAATCTATCCCCAGCCCCATACCGTAACAAGTAGCTTGCCACTTATGATCCGCCTTAGGCTCATAACGGTTACTAAACTGATAAGTACTCTCTGTTTTAATCTCTAAGATTACATCCTTACCATTAAATCTAATAACTCCGTCTGGCTGGAAATAAATAGAAAGCTCATCATTTTTACATCTGCCCTCTGTGTGATCCTCATTCCAGCCTACAAACTCTGTTTTAATGCCTTTAGCCTGTGCCTCTTTTACCATTTCCTCCAGATCTAAGCACTCTACACCCTCCATACGCTCTACTATGTGCTGTATGTCTAAGTGCCTATCTGTACCGCTCTGGCATATCTCAATAAGATTTACCTCACTCTGCTCTCCATTCTGGGAGCCTCCATGTACTCTCTGGAAAAATAACATACGCTCACAGCCATACATAGAGGATGGGCGGATATACTCAGATGGGGCTATCTGCCTCTCCTCCAGCTCCTTAGCCTTTACAGCCTCCTCATAATTTTTAAGAAACTTATCCTCAAAGGATACGCTCTCTGCATTTTTTCCTTGTGCTACTGCTATTAAGCTCTTTAATCCCATTAGTGACCTCCTAACATAACTCCGATGATATAGAGCTCAAATAAAACTACAAAAATACTTACAGCTCCAATAAAATCTCCTACCAACTCACAGCCCTCTCTATGAGTTCTGTAAAATCTTCTCCATTTTCTTTTAATCTGTCTTACCATCCTTGATCCTCCTGTTTTGATTGATAAGTAACCTAATCACAAACGGTAAGTAAATTTAGATAAAAAAAAAGAGGAGGCTTTTTACACCTCCTACAATTCTTATACCTCATTTCCCCAACAATCCCATCCATCTATACACTGTCTTGCAAAGAGCTCTATTTTAGGTAGCCCCCCCCCTGCCATTAACTTTACAATTCTATCTCTTGTTTCCGCTGGTTTTTTACTGTGCTCCTCTATGTGGCTCATAATTACACTATGTACTCCTGCATCCATTCTCTTAGGCTTTCCTCTTACACCTAATAAACATAACTCCGCATTAGCTCTAGTCCAATTACCCATACCCCAAAAGAGAGTATCTGCTTTCTTATTCTGCTTTATCCATGTAAAAGCACAGGTTTTATACTCAAATCCCCATGATCTCATCACATCAAAAGCCTCCTCTAAAAATGGCATTGTAACCCACATAAAAAGCACACTATCATCATCTGCTAACTTTTCTACAGGGAGAGCCTTTATATCCTCTAATCTGGTTACTGTATAATGGCATCCAGCCCCTCTCCCTCCTGCTACCGCCTTATCTCTATACAGCCATGCTGGATCTGCATAGATTATCTTATACTTGTTTTCTGTGTTAAAAATATCTACTTTCAATAGAAAAACCTCCTTTATGTTTTGATCGATCCTAATCACATAAAGGAGGTTTCTTTAGATTAAATTTTTACCAACATCTTCTCCACGGATACTCCCAGTAATTACCATATCCTATAGGATAATCACTATACCCTAAAGGTCTATTTACCCAGCTCCATGAGTTACCGTTCTGATCTCTTACCTCTGTACTATTCTGATAAATTACCTGCTTACCTGTACTCTCTGCATACTCAATCTCTTTCTTTGTACCCTTAGAGTTTTCATAATTCAAAAGAACATAAATAGCATCACATTGATCTATCATAGCCTTATTGATCTCGTAATAATCTGAGAGCCCCTCTGGTAAAAATGAGGGATTAAGTACTATATGCCCCAGCCCTCTTATATACTCCTCAGCCTCAATAAATTTCTCTTTATACTTAAACACTCCTGTCATAGCTCCAGCTATATACACTCTCATGCTTTTAATTCCTCCAGTACTCTAAAGTGGTGTACCTCTCTTGTATCTCCCTTTTTAACCTGTACTCTCCTTACAGATCCTACCTCTAACGGAGTTACGCACTCCTCCAGAGTTCTCTCTTTCTTATCTTCCTCATCATATACTTTATACCTCAATATTTTCCTCCTCCATATAAAACCATTTTACAATCTGAGTATTAGGAATTTGATATAACCCATACATCCACCTATTAGTATCAAACTCATACCTACACCCCTCTAAAATTCTCCCATCTTTAACAATAACACCAACTCTCTTACTTATCTCTTTTTCAAAAAGTGGATCTTTCTGTATGTCATCCCACTCATCATTAAAAACAACTCTATTACTTAACACACTCATCTTAATTATCCTCCTTAATAATACAGTTTCCAGCCTACCTCTATATGGTTAGGATCCTGTATATTATTTAACTTTACTAACCTGTAATACTCTGCTCCAGATCCATACAAATTTTTAGCGATATTCCAGAGGCAATCTCCCTTTTTTACAATATAGATCTTTCCATTAAACAAATCTCTTACTCTATCATGTAAGGCTTTCTTCTTTTTAGGCTCCTGTTTCTTTTCTTCTCCAGAATAGTACCAGCTCTCCGCCTTACTGCCACAATATGTACATCTCGCCCCTATTGCTACCTCAGCTCCACAGTATTTACATTTTGCCATCTGGTTTCTCCTTTAATCCCATCACATAATCCATTGATAATCCTAAAAGGCTACAGATCTTAGCAAGCCTCATACTGCTAAGATCTGTACCGTTGTATAAAAAGGCGTATATTGTGGATCTACTTATCCCTGTTTTATCGGAGATAGTCTGGAGCGGTATATCCAGCTCCCAGATCCTCTCCATTACTCTCTCTCTCCAGCACTCATTATAGAGTAGGTTTTCCTCTGTGCCTTTTCGTGCTCTACTCTGATATGAGAGGGCTTTGTTAAGCCCTCATAATCTCTTATACCTCTGCTATATCTATGCTGTACGGTATCAAGCCTTATACCGCTCTCCTTAGCTATCTGATTTAGAGTTTTACCATCTACAAAGATCCTGTTAGGTTTACCCTTTAGCTCTGGTAAAGGAAAATATCCCATAGGCTTACTCCTCCTCTAAATACTCATCCGCTAAGTTTTCTCCATACCAGTAATCATTTACCTCAGCATCTACGCTCATAGGGAGATCTATAAGGCTGTGTCCTACTCTTTTCATAGTATTTACTAAAAGATCTGCTCCCTCCTTAATATGATCCTCTGGTACCTCCATAATTAACTCATCATGTACGGTTATTACCATGTGGCAATCCAGAGCCTTATACTGAGGATCATTGTAAATAGCGATCATAGCTAATTTCATAATATCCGCACTGGATCCCTGTATTACAGCGTTAAGGCTCTGCCTGTGAGCCTCTTGATAGCGGTAATCATCGTGATCTGGTAACTGCATCTCTGGTAATCTTCTCTTTCTGCCCTGTATGGTAGTTACATATCCGTACTCCTCCGCCATCTTCTCTACCTTAAGGCGGAGCTGTTGGATCTTAGGAAAACTCTTATAAAAATCATCAATAAGTTTCTGAGCCCACTCAGCACTCTTATCAAACTGCTCTCCGATGGCTTTAGCTCCACGCTCGTACATAATACCTAAGAGTACACTTTTCATAGTTGTACGCCTGTGCTTACCCTCAGCGTTTACCGTACCATCTGGATAAAACTCTCTACAATCCTCATAAGGCACTCCGTAAACCTTAGATCCCATGATAGCATACAGATCTTTACCCTCTCTGTATGCCTCCTGCATAGCCTCATCTCCAGATACATAAGAGAGTACTCGTGGCTCAATCTGGCTAAAATCTCCGCCTACAAACTTATAACCATCTCTGGCTCTAAAGATCTTACGGATGCTTTTCTCATGGCTAGGGATATTCTGTAAATTGATCTTAGTAACTGTATCAGAGCTACTAAATCTACCTGTTTTAGCTCCATACTGGTTATATGTGGTATGTACTGCATTAGTCTTAGCACACTTAACCTCTGGGATCTTATCTATGTAAGTTCCTAAGAGCTTTCCGCACTCTTTGTATCTCTGGTAGTTATCTAAAAACTGGATAAACTCCTCTCCCTTTTTAGTACCTGCCTTTTTAGCCTTGTTTCTATGCTGTTGTACTATCTTATCTCCTGTGCCTCTCGGCTCTTTTCTGGATACGCTTTTCAGTTTGAAAATATCATAGAATAAACAAGCCACCTGCTGAGGGCTGTTATAATTGATTTTCTTAGTACCCTTAGTTAATCTCATAAGAGTAGGATTTTCTTCTATAAACTTATCAAACTTAGCTACATACTCATCACAGAGCTTTTCTTTCTCCGCCATCTCTGCATTAAATTTTACAGAGAGCTCCTTAGCATAATCCTCACGGATCTCTACACCTCTAAGCTCCATATCCATACAAACATCAATAAGAGGCATCTCAATATCTCTAAACACATGATAGAGCTTTCTGTAGTCTGCTCTCGGATGATCCTCTCTAAGATACTTTTTCTGGAATTGATACAGAGCCCATGTTTTAAAACCATCGTTAGCTCCATAAATAGCAAAAATATCAATAGGAATATAGTTACACGGGATACCCTCAAAGAGATCTCCAAAATCCTCATCTGAGCCCTCCCCATTGAGGATATACTTGTTATACATCGGTTTTAATCCGTGTTTCTCATTCTCATTGAGTACCCATCCAGCTATATTAGTATCCCACCATACATTAGCGATCCTCTGCCCCCACTGGAAAGTAACTACTTTATCATCAAACTTAATATTATGATTGATGCACTTAAGGGATCCGTTAGCCAGATAAGGGAGCATAACCGCCTTACACTCCTCCTCTGTCATTTGCCCCTCAACTCTCTTATTCTGGAGATCCGTATGATTAAACGGTACATAGAAACTAGGGAGATCTGGATTATATAAACAGATACCTACTAAAATATCGTTATACACATCCAGCCCTGTAGTTTCCACATCCAGTACATACTCACTTACTCCAGTTAAGTAGGTTTCCATTACCTCCTTAAGCCTCTCTGGAGTACGGATAATCTCATACTCTCCCTCAGCATGGAGCCTACCGCTCTTTACCAGCTCATTTATTACCTCCAGCCCTTTAAGTAAGGTATTCTGGTTTCTTTTCAAATTTATATTACATACTTTTTTATGAGCTAATCTACTGCTAAGATCCTCCAGATCCACGCTCTCTCTACTCATATCTACCTTTATCTCTCTTGCCATCCTGTATCCTCCTGTTAAAAAAAACGTGAGGGGCTCTTAATTTTACCCCTCACTCTTACCTCATTTCCCAGCTTTATAGAGGTTCTCTCTCAATGAGCCCATTTTCTGTATGTTAGGATATATTTAGGCGGTAAACACTCACATTCACACTTATACCTATCAATCCGCTCCTTTATGTTTTGTCTGCCAAGAGATTACAACTTACTTAAAATACTCTTGTAGCTCCTGCTCCGCTGTCATTGTTACTATCGTTATTGTTACCCTTGTTAAGCTGTAATCTACCCTCGATAGCCTTAATCTGATCCTCACGATCCAGATCTAAGATAAGTGAGCCTACTAAGTTCTGAGGCTCTGGGATCTCCATCTCACTAGGATCCTTAGGGAAATACTGGTATGTAGTCTTAAGGCTACCCTTTGCTCCAGATCTCTTAATCTTAATATCTCTCTTAGTGAGATCTCCGTACTCTCCAGCTAAGCCGATAAGGTTCTTAATATCTGTTAAGCCTCTCTCCCAGAGCTGTACCTGCTTATCCTTATCTTTCTCATCCTTGTTAATCATCTGTAAGAACATTCTAAGCTGAGGCTTATTACCGCTCTTACAAAACTCACAGCTCTCTCCTTTACAGAGGCAAGTACGATCTCTACCGCTACCGTCTACATCTAATTTGTGTACCTCGTAGATGGGAAAATCATAATCTGTTTCTCCATCCTTTACTCCTACCTCTCCCTTATGGAGGAGGCGTACTGTAGCTGTATCTCCATCATCCTTTAACTGAAACCAGCCTGTTTTAGAAAATCCTCCATTGTCATACTTGTTAATAAGATCCTGTAATCCCATTTCTGTATCCTCCTGTTTTTCCTTGATTATTTTTTTTCTATAACTACAGCATCAAAGCCTTTACAGCTCCTACCATGCTGTTGATAGCAAAACGCTTATCCACATTCTTTCCTACCAGCACATCCGCCTTATGCTCACTCTTTTTAGTAAGCACTACAGCCTCTCCTTTTAAGATGGCTAACAGGGTTCTTAAACTACTCATACCGCTTACCTCCTCGCTTTTCGTGATAAATAACTTAATCACATCCGCCCAGATTATTTAGACAGCATATTGATAACCAGCTAAAATAAATTTCTTTTTAAGGTTCTTGATATGCCAGCTCACGGTAGCATTAGTAATATTGAGAGCCTTAGCAATCTCTCCCTTAGCTCCTCCAGCCGTGAGGATATTTACCGCTACCTGCTCCTTATCATTGAGCTGTAAACTATCTAAGAGATCCATAAACTCTACAGAGCTAAAATCCTTGCACTCTACCTCAAAGGTGCTATCGGTTTCTGTACCGCCCTCTTTATTGATCTCAGATAACCGATCTAAGCTATCTGGAGTGGTACCTGTAAATCTTTTCTGGCGTGTAGCCTCGTTGTATAAACGGTTAAGGTGCTGGCGTACATAAACCTTAAGGAGAGTAGAAAAAGCTACTCCCTGCTCTGGATCGTAATCCTCTATAGCTCTAAGCATCGGTATATAGCTCTCACTTGTAAGATCCTCTAACTCAGAATTAGGGATAGAAGTTAAATATGGGGATACTAAAAGGTTAATAAGCCCCTTGTTAGCCTCTATTAGCTCTTTAAGATAACTCTCATCTCTACTCTCTTTGTACGCTTTAATAAGTTCCTCATTTGTTCCTGTAATAAATCCTTTACTCATCCTGTTTTCCTCCTTTAATATCCTGTGAGATGGTCTTTCCAGCCATCTCCGTACTCTTTGACAAGATCGTTAATATCCTTTAGGCTCGTATGCCATTTGAGGTTGATAAACCGAAAACCTTTAGGTATCAGTAACCTCTTGATCTGGGAGGCTCCTTTTCTCCCTGCATCATCGTTATCTGTGGCAAGTACAAACCGCCTAAAAGGTGTACGCTCCAGCTCTTTACACTGATCCTCTGAGATATGTGATCCCATGATGGCTACCGCTGGTACTCCATAAGAGATAAGGCTGAGAGCATCTATCTCACTCTCTGTAATCCAAACCTCCTCTATCTGATCCGATGTACCCCAGCTAAAAGATCCGTTTAGGATCTCCCAGAGCCCAAACACTACGGAGGTTTTATCTACCTCTTTGGCGTTATAAAAATGCTTTCCAGCTATGCTCCTGCCTTTGTAAAAGATCACTTTCCCATCCATGCCCCTTACAGGGAAAAGTACTGTTTTATCCTCTGGATCAAACCCCAGCTCATAAGCCTCTAGTACCCAGTTAGCTATCCGCCTTTTATGTAGGTACCTACACGCCTCCTCACTCTGTAGGAGGTTCTGTGTGTACTGCTTTACTAAGCTCTCCTCCAGTACTGAGGATTTAGCTGTGGATCCTCTGTACATATCCAGATCTGGGAGCTCTCTCTCCTCCGTCTGGTAGTTGTACTGATTTACCAGCCACTTAAAGCCCTCTACTGGGCTACTCAGCCCTAACAGATCCGCTACAAACTGAGGTAGATCCGCTGTGTATCCACAGGTGTAGCAATGCACTGTACCAGCCTCGTAGGTCTTATCCTTTGTTACCTTTTGCTGTAGGAGCACTCCGCAAGATGGGTTATGCTCCTTACCGTTTGCGTGAAAAGGGCAAGTACACATAAGATCCGATCCTGTGTTTTTAATCTCCCTAAGTAGCCCTGCTCCGTAGAGCTGGAGCTTAAGATCCTTAAGTACCTGCTCTACTGTGGCTACTATTGGAGTTTTCCAGATCGTTATCACTTTTTAGCCTTTACCTTTTTAGGAGCTGTGAGCTTAAGCATTACTACCTCTGTTACCTTTAAGGCATCTGCTAATACTTCCTGTGGCAACTCTCCAGCCTCTACCGCCTTAAGAGTTGCATCCTCATCTACAACCTCCTTAGTTGCGATACAGCTAGTAAGGTTTCTCTCATGGAGTTCTGCTAAGAGCTTTTCCTCATCCATGCTCTTACGCTCCTGCACAATTCGCTCAAAGCGGTATCCAGCCTCATCCGTGTAATCACTTTCTCCAGCCTCTAACATCGCATCCTTAAGGAGTGCCTTGTATTTCTCCTCCTCTTTCTTTGCACTGTCTAAGGCTAACTTTCTGGCTTTATAAGCCTCCTTTAACTCTGCTAAATTCATTAGCTTGTACCTCCTTTATCTCTGTTTTATTGTATATCATTCTCTGTTTAATAGAGATTGATAGCAAAAATATATGAGGGAAGTACCCCCTCTGTGTTCTCTCTGTTTCTCAGAGAACAATTATAATATAATCCTGTTTTACAGAGATGTCAATACCTAATTTTCTATTTTACAGAGTTTTATCTCTGTTTTACTTTACTTTTTCTCTGTAATACTGTATAATTAACTTATCCCTCAAAGGAGAGGAGGTGTAAAAACAATGAGTACATTTGCTAAAGCACTTACCTACTACCTAGCGGTAAAAGGTAAAACTCAGCAAGATCTAATCAACGATCTCCACTACAGCTCCTCTACAGTTTCTCAATGGTGTACTGGAAAGAACACTCCTAGAATGGATAGGATTGAGGCTGTAGCAACTTATCTAGGGATAGATGCTACGGATCTCCTAAGAGATCCAGAGATTTTCTCACAGGAAAAGTTTTCTACTGATCCTGCTTTAATCTCAAAGATCTTAGAGAGTAAGCCCTCTCTATACGATTTATTTAAGCTATCTATCTCACTATCAGATAAGGATCTGGAGCTACTTAAGGGATTAGCTCAACGCATCAATGAGCTACAAAAATCTTAAAGAGGAGTAATCCTCTGGATGGAGCCAGCCTGCAAAAGCTGGCTCTTTTTCTTTATCAAAACTCAACCGTAATCTTCTTTACGCCAGCGTCTTTTACAGCCTTTATGGTATCTGCAATAAACTCATTCACACAAATTTCTGCAAGCCCCTCATCTGCATCCAGATCGCTCATAAGCTGATTATTTAACATTTTACACTCATTAAGCTCCGCCTCTAAATTTTCAATATAGGCTTTCTGTTTAAGCGATACATCCATAAGATGCTTAACCTCGTCTAAATCGTTAATATGTCTATGATCTCCTAACATCTCTCCTACAGGCATTTCCAAATAATCACAAATTTCCATTAACTTCTCAATGTCTGGTAAATGGGCTCCTCTCATCCACCCATTTACTGTAGTGGGCGGTACCTCCAGCACCTTAGCAAGCTCTACCTGCTTAATCCCTCTCTCTGAAACTGCTTTGTGTAAATTTTTTGCAAACTGTCCTTTAATCATCTTTTTTTCCTCCTATAAATTAAAAAGCTGGGATCTGTGGCTCACTCTCACGCTCTCTAAGAGGTGTAGAGTTTCCAGCCTTTGAAAAATCCATATAAGCCAGAGGGATACCGTACAGATCACTAAGCTCCTGTGCTTTCTCCATCTTAGGAGCTGTCTTACCTGTTTCCCAGCTAACAATAGTCTTATCACTACAGCCTAAGATCTCTGCCACCTCTGCCTGTGAGTACCCTGCTTGTATTCTGCAAGCGGAGAGCCTCCATTTCATTTCAAAGTAGTTCATTAACTAGACCTCCCTGCTTTATATTTTTCCAGAGCCTCCTCCGTTACAAACTTCTTAAGAGTAGGGATCATTACCTCACGCTCTACCGCCTCCAGCTTTCCGCTCTGGATATTTCTATAAACATTTCTCTCACTACAGCCTAAGATCTGGGCTACCTCCTCTACTGTGTAGGCTTTCTCCTGTGGCTCCTCCTGCTTTTCCTCTACCACCTCTACAGGAGCCTCCTCTCCAAACACTGGAGCATACTTAGTCTTAAAAGCCTCACTCTGAGCTCCGATAATACGCCCTGCCATAAGATCACAGCCAGCCTTAGTAATGTGGTACAATCTACCGCCCTTATCTGGATCCTCTGAGAAATACTTAGGAGCCTCATCTCCTAACTGTGTAATATATTTGCGGATCGCTCTCAAAAGGTTATCGTGCCTCTTTCCCAGCATCTCCGCTACTTCCTTACTTGTAATCGTCATATAAAAAAGTACCTCCTTTTCCGATTTACTTAACCTAATCAGAAAAAGAGGTAACATTTAGAGAAATTTTTATTATTTTTTCTTACTTAAATCAAAAATAGAGATTTTATCATTCTCTGAGTTAATTCTGGTATTAGTATCCACCACAATTTTATTATCTAAAATACCTGCTATAAGCCTCTGTATAATCTCTAGCTCTCCCATCTCATGTAAATAAATAGGGTACACATCCCCCTCATCTGTAAGATATACAGGGATGATCCTCCCCTTAGGTACTCCGCCTTTAGAAACCATAATCTTTCTCTCCTCCTTTATCCTTTTCTCCATCTGGTTTATCATCCTTTTTATCCTCTGTGCTCTCCTCTGGATTTTCACTAAGGAGGGGCTTAAGGTATCCTGTGTTTACTTCCCAGATCATAAGCACCTCTTTGTTATTGATACCATATCTGTTTTTCTTAACACTGATCTTAAGAGTGCCATCTATCACGGATAGAGATAATACTCTTGTGGCGTTCTGTCCTACACCGTCACTCTCTGCCAGATCGTGGAGCTCTGGACTCTCTCCTTTTTTACGGTTCTTAACTGCCTCACGGTTAGCCTGTGCCATAAGGAGTACAGGCTTTTTAAGCTCCCTACTCATCAAAAAGAGATCCTCTGAGATATTGTTATAAGCTATTCTAGGTATATCCGCCCTACGCTTATCACTCATAAGAGAGAGCTGATCTATTACAATCATATCCGCCCCATGCTTAATAGCTAAACTCTTAATCTCATCTACATTAGGCTTACGCCCCTCAAAATCATCTGGAGTAACTACGATAAATCCGCTCTTTTGCTGGAGCTGTATTATGTACTTCTCATAATCCTCCTGTAAGTACTTTGCTCCGTCTGTATCTGGTTTCTTTCCCAGAGTACCAGATCCATTAAGGAGCCCCATATTACTAAAGTGCTTATTGAGAGTATCAAAACGAAAACCAACCATAGCGGTACTCATTTCTCCAGAGTACATAAGGATCTTATAACCCATGTTCCACGCCATAGTAGCAAAGTACTCTCCGATCCATGTTTTACCCACGTTAGTACGCCCTGTGAGTACTACCAGATCCTCTCCCCAGAGCCAGCCATTAGTAATCTCATCTAGCTTAGGGATACCTGTAGGAATACCTATAAGCCCCTTTACCTCACAACGCTTTTTATACTCTGTAAGACGATCTCCAGCGTTAGAGATAATATCATAGCCATCTTTATTCCTGCTCACTGGTACAGATTTCTCCAGCTTTTCTATCTCCTCTTTGAGGTACTGGATAGCCTTAATACTATCCTCTTTTACTACCTTTGCTGTATCCTCAATCAGAGGCACCAGCTTAGTATATGTGTAAGCCTCTTTGAGCTTATATACTAAATAATCTGTACTCTCTGTAACCTCCAGCATTTGAAAATCTTTAAACCTGCCTAAAAAGGTTAGTTTATCTGGCATCTGCTTATAGCTGTTGTAATGCTCTATGATAAAATGGATCTCATCCTTACAAGTAAGAAACATCTCCTCTACTACTCCGTTAGAGTGGAGGATCTCCAGATCTGGCGCATCTAATACCTTACAGAGTAAGCTCTGCTCAATCATATTAGCCATTTATAATCCCCTCCTATCTCCGCTGGTAATTTCTACTACCTGTGAGGATCCTAATACTCTACTGGCTATCCGATCCCCTAACTCGCCCCTAAGCTCCTCTGGAGAGAGATTACTGGTATAGATCGTAGTGAGGTTATTAGATACTCTGGTATTTATAATACTTACCATCCTTTCCCTTACCCAATCTGTTACCCTCTCTGCTCCTATATCGTCTATGATAAGGAGCCTACAGGTTTTTATCATTCTGAGTATCTCATCAAACTCTGGATCTTTGTTATCATAGTTATCTCTGAGATCTTCTAAAAAAGTGGGGAGAAAAATATATAGCCCCTCATTTTCCAGCCCTGTATTAAAAGCTATCTTTCTAAAAAAGTAACTCATAATCTTACAAGCCCATGAGGTTTTACCATTCCCTGTACTCTTTCCCCAGATATATAAACCTCTGCCCTCATCTACCATACTGAGCACATCATTTTTATAATTATCCAGCTTTGTAAACGCCTCCAGATCCTCTCCATTCTCTGGCTTAAGAGCGATAGTATAACGGTATCTCTCTGGGATCCTGCTTAAATTGTATAAAGCTCTAAGTACTCTGTAGCCTCCGCATACATCACTACAGGAACTTTTATCTTTCTGGCAATAATCACTTGCATAGCATTTCATCCGCTTTTACCTCCTTTTGAGTAATCCTAATCACAAAAGAGGTAAAAATTTAGAGGAGAGCTTTTACACCCTCCTCCAGATTACTTAAACACAATATCTTTACCCTCAGCATCTTTAAGGGTATTACCGCTAAACTTTTTACTAACCGCTGTAGGCTTTCCCTGTCTACCATAGTTCTTAAGTGGATAGAGATCTTTCCATCCCTTATCTATACTTTGATCCACAATAGCCAGAGCCACTACAGGATCCTCTCCAGCATTATCTCTAAGAGTACTAGCAAACTTTTCTACAGTAGTTACCTTAGGCGTATAGTTTTTACCCCTACAGTACTGTATAAATTTACTAAGAGCCTCTTTCACAAACTTATTAACAGGATCCTCTAAGATAGTACTATAAGATCTCTTTTTAGGGGCTTTGCCCTCCATCTCTTTAGAGATGGATTTTTCTATATTATCTTTACTATCTTTATTGAGTAAAAAATTTTTACTCGTATCGGGTAAAGTTTTTTTACTCGTTGGATCTTCATCGGATAAAATTTTTTTACTCGGTCTTAAAGCTGTATAGCTGTTGTAAATGAGAGCTCCTTTAGTGGTACTACTCTTAGTGAGGAGCCCCTGCTTAACTAGGTTATCTAAAGTGTTAATTACCGTAGGTCTTGATACACCACCCAGCCACTCACAGAGGTAATCTACACTCCCTGTAAAAGCTGTGTTAGTAGTCTGAGAAAATCCATAGATGATCGCATAGAGCATAAGTGCGTTACCCTTTAGTTTTAGCTCTGTTACCATCCAGCCCTGTACAGCAAAGTAATTATCCTCTCTTACTTTTATCTGTTTTGCCATAATTACCTCCAGTTAAGGAGAGAGGAGAGATACTCCCCCCCCCTGTAAGTATTACTCCATCTCTGAGATGGTTTTCTCAATGTTATCACAAACCTCATCAAAAGCCTGTTTAATGATAGCCTCTCTCTGCTGAGGGTTCGTACCTCCATCAATCTTAATATCCATCTTTACTGTAGGCTTACACCAGATACCACTCTTATTCTGTACACTCATACCCAGCTCTACGCTGATACCTGCTACCCTTGCTGTAAAATCATTTGCCATCTTTGTTATCCTCCATCTCTTTTAAATTCTTTTCTCTGCGTGCCATTCTACGGTTATACTCTTCCACGGATTTACAGCCCATCTTTCTAGCTACTACCTTTTTGTGGAGGAGGGTACCATTATTTTTCTGGATCTGCCTCTGCATTTTCCTCTTGAAACTGCTCACTCTTTTCTGCCTCCATTTCCTCTACGCTGTGCCACACGTTATCCTCTGTTTCAATCTCACACTCTTTATCGTGTGGATTGATAGTAACCGTTACATCACAGCTATTAGAGCTAAAGCTAGGTAATCCAGATCCGTAACCGCCATTACCTTTTACCTTAGTTCCTAAGGCGGTAGAGATAATATCCTCTAAGGATTTACCATTTACCTCTAAACCGTATCCGTGATCCGATACCTCAGCATTTGTAAAACTGATTTTAAGCATCCTGCTTACCTCCTTTTCTTTTGATACTTAACCTAATCACACAAACGGTAAATTTTTAGATAGCCCTCAAAATTAAGGACAAAAAAAAAGAGGAGAGCTGTTACACTCTCCTCACACTTAGGGCTACTTTTTAAGTTTTGCTTTTCTCGGTAATGAGGCATAAGCCTTTATAGCCTCCAGATCCTCCTCATACCAGTATCTATAGCCTCCCTCATCTCTTACACTTGCTGGAATAGCTCCAGCATCTTCCCAGAGGCGGATAGATTGAGTAGAGGCTCCTACCAGATCCGCTACCTCTTTCCTTGTGTATACTCTTTTTCCTGTATCTGCATCTATTGTTATCGCTCTCATTATGTACCTCCATTTTGAGTTATTATACCACACCTGTATATTAAATGCTAAGTAATTTGTTAAGGATGGTTTTAATATCCTGCTTAGATCCTTTACCGTCTACTACTCGATCAATAAGATCTTTATTTTCTAACAGATAATCCTCTACTGCCTCATCTATTGTACCCTTAGCCACCATAGAGATTACATTTACAGCCCCTACGGTACCTATTCTGTGGGCTCTATCCTCAGCCTGTGCATTATCTCCGCTATTCCATGCTTTATCCATAAAAAATACATAAGAGGCTTTATTTAGAGTTAATCCAGTACCCATAGCTCCGATAGTTCCTATAGCTACTTTACAGTGTGGGTTAGTCTGGAAATTGTCTACTAATCTCTGCCTTTGCTCTGGAGGTACCTCTCCTGTAATTACAATCGGATCATATTCACTAAGCTCTATCCCCAGATCCTTAGCTATCGTGCTCCACTGAGAAAATATGATAGCCTTGTGACCGTTAGGGATAATTTCCTCCTCCAGCATCTCCTTAATACGATCCAGCTTAGGGCTATCATCTGTTAAGTTAGGATTACCGCTGGTAAGCTGTCTGAGGCGGAGAGTACAATTAAGAGGATTAACAGAGGCTAAGATATTCTCCATATCCGCTACAATGCCATTTTTAATATCCCTGTACTGTTTTTTCTGAGCTGTGGTAAGTTCTACATACTCAGTACTGTACAGCTTAGGAGGGAGATCTAGTACCTCCTCTTTCTTTCTTCTAAGCATTACAGTATTTAACTCAGCATTGAGGCTATCTAAGTTTTTATATCCGATTACTTTATAGCCTCCGAAACCTCCCATAGTACAATAGGCATTTCTAAAACTATAAAAGGATCTCCTCTCTACTCCCAGCCATGTAAGGATATTCCACAGATCCTCCGCTTTATTCATCGGAGTACCAGATAATCCTATCTTAACTGGAGCTTTCAAAAATCTAAGAGCTTTTCCCTGTTGAGAGCCTCCGTTTTTAGCCTTATGGATCTCATCCACAATAATAGCCCCTATATATCCATCCTTAATCCCCAGATAGAGAGCATCTTGTATTTTCTCATTTCTGAGGCTCTCAATATTGATAACCCCAAAATAAGAGGAGCCCCTGTACCAGTCATTTAGCTGTTGTACTCTAATATCCATTGTCTTACCGTCTACCATTACACAGCCCTCGTTAGAGTGGATCTGGATCTCTTTCTCCCAGTTATATTTTACAGAGTTCACTCCGCATACAATAAGGGTTTTAATGAGCTCTTTCTTTCTGGCTACACAAATATCAATACTCTCCTTTGTCTTGCCTAAGCCCTGCTCATCTCCGATAAGTAAAGAGTTTTTCTCCATTCCATAATTAAAAGCCTCGATCTGATGAGGGAGGGGAGCTGTCTTAAAATCAAAATCTCTTACAGGCTTAATACCCTTTAGCCTCTCCTGTGTAGCCTCCCTTTTATCCTCGATCTCCTTAGTATTGAGAGCTTGTACTACAGCCTCCTCACTTTTGATATTGCTAAGCCCTACTTTCTCTATGAGAGCTGGTAACTCATGTGCTGGGATCTCCCACGCTCTATCCTCTGGTAAATATCTCCGCTCTGCCAGCTCTTTTACCTTAGCTACAGTAGTGGGATCGTATCTAAATGAGATTTTAAAAGCATCATCAAAATAAGTACCTTTTTCCAGTTTTTCTACTGTTATCATAAAAATAAACCTCCTGTGATTTAGTCTTTATATAACTTAATCACAGGAGGTAAATATATTTAGATAACCCCTATATAATTTATGCTACTAACTGCACATAAAGCCCCAGCTTTCTAGTACAGTACATATAATCCTCTAAGTAGTGGATCATACTTTCAGTATGTATCTTGGAACATTAAGACCTAATAGTCCATATATTTCGCCTTTGGAAATAGATAGTGTAACTCCATCCAAAACTTTTATATTATTAAAACTTTTTTTCACATTATTTATTTCAATTATCTTTTCCAT